GTATTAGTTGCTTTTGGTGACGGCAATACTAAATTTCCATTTGTTATAAGTTGTTTATACCCAGACATGTTTGCTAATATGGTTCCAGGGTTACCAGCAGGAAAAAATTATCAAGACCCTACAAAATTATTACCTACTGTAGAAAAAAATAAAAGAACAGCAGATGTAAGGCATAACGATACATTTAGACCAATTCAACATACACTTTCAGAAGCAATAGTAAAACAAGGACTAATCGGCGATGCAACAAGAGGTGCAGGAGATAGTGGCTCAAGAAGAGAATCTCCAAGTGAAGTTTTTGGTATACTAACACCTGGTCCTCGTAAGAGTGCAATAACAGGAGCAGATAAAGACTTTGACGTTAGATTGGGCGGACATCAATTTGTAATGGATGATAATTTAGATTCAAGGCAGATTCGAATTAGAAGTGCAGAAGGCAATCAAGTATTACTAGATGACAACGAGGGTATAATTTATCTAATTAATAAAAGCGGTAGAGCATGGATAGAGATGAATTCATTAGGGGACATACATGTATTCGGTGAAGGCTCTATTAACATGAGAGCAAAACAAAATTTTAATCTTAGAGCAGACTATAATATAAACATAGAAGCAGGTAAAGACATTAATATTAAAGCGGCCATGGATACATTAGGCAGTGATTTTAAAGGAGCAGGCAATGGCTCTGGGGGCAATATACACATAGATGCAGAAGGCGAAATAAAAAATATTGCAGGCGCAAGTATTTTAAATAGGTCTATTGCCGGTGATGTTACAACACATGCTTCAGGTAGTATTAAACAAGAAGCGGCCAACGGAGATATAGAAATACTAGCATCAAACGAAATTTCAAATAAATCAGGTGCAAAATATAGTATAAAAGCCGGAGGTGATGTAACTATGAAAGGCGCACAGATTGTTGAAAAAGGTTCGAAAGTATTAATGAATAGCGGAGGCTCCGACCCCACAGAACCAGGAGAAAATGACGCGGCAGAGTTAGAAAACATACTTGCACATGATTACGAAGACCATCTAAACAAACAGCCAGAGTATGACAGAGAAGGCGATACATTACTGCCTACTGGTGGCAGAAGAGACAAGTATAAGATGAAGTCAATTGTTAGTAATTTAATTACATCAGAACCATTTGCCGGACATGCCTCGGCTGATCCGGAAAATGAGAATCAAAACAGTATTGTTCCAGACGAAAGTATTGCAGATGCAATGGCACCAAATTCAAATGGTGTTATCGGACCTCTAGGCGAAACACCTGCAGATAGTAATTCACCTGCAGGATATCAATCATCACCAGGGTATGACAACAACAATAATCCTTTATACAATGAACCAGATAAGAATGTATCATCAAACTTTACTCCTGCATTTAATAAAAAGTTAGAAGAAACAAATGCAATGGCCACAGCAGTATCGGCTATAACAGCAGGTGTAAAACCATTACAAGCACCCACTAAGACTCCAGGTAATTATAAAATACTTGGCTCAGGTAGAAAGATTAGTGACATAGAAGCAATAACAAAAACAGTAGCAGTGAACGCCAACAGCGAAAGAGTTGATACTAATGATATATCCATGGGCGATCTAACTAGAGGTATAGCATTAATACAGGCCGCAGAAAAGTCAGGCGAAGATACAGGTCCTCTTTTAAGTAAATTAGGGATTAATGTTTCTAGAGATGGACTAAGCAAAATTTATACTTCTAAGGACGGCAGTTTCATAATAGACACTAGAGGTGGAGTAGGTGCTGTAGCAAACAATCTTATGACTGCATCTGATTTAAGAAGAACAAGTAATGTTGTAAGCGAATATGTTGGTAACAGTCAATTATCAGACAATCAACTAGCATCATTAACTTTATTAGCAGATCATGTAGGGATAGAAAACTTTAAAAACAGCAGAGCATTGCAGTTTGTAAAAGCGGCTGAATATTCTAAAGTTCCTAACAGTATGCTAGACTTTAATAAAGGAACCGTAGGTTATAGCAGACGTCCTAAGACTAGACGAGATTATATTGAAAGAGGTATGCTGTATGGCGAGTTATTTCAAACTCCTGATAGTGTAACTATACCTAAATTTGAAGATGGTTCTAGTTTTGGAGCAATGGCTAAGGCTATTAAGTTTGCTCGTTATGGGTAGTTTTAACTAATTCACTTATTCTTTTATAAGCATTATACTTTTGCTCTTGTTCTGTTTTGACAGAGTTTTCAAGCATTGCTATACGATTTTGTAATGCATCGTTATGCTTCTTAAGATCTATTAATTCTCTACGAAGTTGCTCTTCTAGAGTGTCATTCAGTGTCGACCAATCGTTCATTGTTATCACCGATTAATATTTTGTGTAACATTTCTGTTACAGTATTATTTAACAAAACTCCACTATGTCCTGCTTCTATGTGGTGCGTTTGAGTGTTTTTAAAGCCTGCAGGAGTTTTACTTTGGCTGTCACAAGATATCATTCCATCGTTTGCTTTTCCACCTATACCTGCAACTGGGTTTGCTCCTCTTGTGCAAATTATATTTGTGTGTGGCCCGTTATACTTTTTTTCTTGTAACATTGCTAAAACTGTAGCACCAGGCATTGTGTTTTTAAAAACATCTGAATTACGCCAAAAGTAACCAAAAATTCTTGCTACTGGTGTTCCTTCCCATGGTGTTGCTATAGTTACTAAATGGCTTACATGTTCTTGAAATACACTGGCATACCAAGAAGCAATTATTCCACCAAAACTGTGTCCTACTAATATAACTTTTTCGTCACCAAATTCTTTATCTTTTCTGTTTTTAAATGCCATGACGAGATCAAACGGATCTTCCGACATATCGTAATTAGGAGCAATAGATTTGTGCTCAGGTAGTTTTAGTTTGTAGTAATTAAAGTTGTCTGAATCAGCATTAGCACCATGTATATAAATTACATTAGGCATTGCTTATAAGCATACCCATTTGTAAAAGTTCATCAGGTCGTGTATTTTTGTCATACCTAAAGTTACCAGCAAAGTTGATACTATCGAAAAGCACATACTTATGAGTCTTTACATCATAAATTCCATATGTTTTAAATTTTGAACCTTTTGCTTCTTCTATTTTGCGAAAACGTTCCATGCCTGCGGTTTTATTTGCCTCTCTGGCCTTGGACCATATTTTGTCAAACTCTTTTTGAATGTTATACATTGTTTCCTCAATGTGATTAATTAAAAATAATATTTACTATATTTGTTGTTTAAAGCACGGAATTCTGGCATATATCTTTATTAAAACTTCTTTTAATGATTTTGATAAATACAAGTATGGCTACAATATTTAGAGGATTTAACACAATCGGCAAAAGCAAGGCCCCGTATACTTTAAGTGATGAGGAATTAATTAAAAGAGATTTGCTCAATCATTTTTATACAAAAAGAGGTGAACGTCTTATGCGACCTAACTTTGGAAGTATTATACATGATATCATAATGAATCCTTTAGATGGTATGACCGAAAGCGATATTAGAGAAGATGTAGAAAGAATAATAGAGTCAGATAGTAGAGTTAGTCTCAACGACATTAGAGTAGTAGTATTAGACCATACAGTAAGATGTGAAGTTGATATCTCATTTAACGTTTTACGATCCTCTGATACACTTTATCTAGAATTTATAAATGAGGAGTTAGTATAACATGGCACTTATATCAAGACAAAATAATTTATTTGCCGCAGAAGATTGGAAAGTGGCATATAAAGCATTCAGTGAAGTAGATTTTCAAGCCTATGATTTTGATACTGTCAGAGCGTCCCTCATAGAATATATCAGAACAAATTTTCCAGAGACATTTAACGATTACATAGAAAGTTCAGAGTTCATAGCAATTATAGAAATGCTATCATTTCTTTCTCAGTCACTTGCATTTAGAATGGATGTCAATACAAGAGAAAACTTTTTAGAAACTGCTGAAAGAAGAGACTCAGTATTTAAACTTGCAAGAATGTTAGGATACAATCCTAAAAGAAATATTCCTGCAAGTGGATTAATGAAAATTGATGCAGTATCAACAACAGAACCAATACAAGATAGTATAGGCAATGACATTAATAATGTAAATGTTTTCTGGGATGATGCAAACAATCCAGAAGCATATGAGCAGTTTATAACAATTTTAAATTCTGCGATGGCTTCATACAATAGATTTTCACAACCTGCTAAAGCAGGTAAAGTTGCAGGCATCAATACAGAACTGTATGAGATTAATACTCCTGTAACAAACGCATTGGCGTTTGACTTTAACTTATCAACATCAGGTGTGGATAGAAACTTTGAAATAGTAAACCCAGACTTTTTAGATAATGATGTATATTTTGAAAGACATCCAAATCCTACAAACAATTTTAATCTAATCTATCAAAACGATGGATTAGGTGTTAGCAGTAATTCAACAGGATTTTTCTTATTGTTTAAGCAAGGCGACTTTAAAGTTGCTAATTTAAACTTTACTACACCTGTAGAAAATAGAACAGTAGATATAGAAGTTGCAGGCATTAATGAAACAGATTGCTTCTTGCAAGAAGTTGACAGCACAGGTGCAGTAATTAATGAATGGAAAAAGATTCCAAATACTGTAGGTCAAACACTATATTATAATAATCTTGCATTTGATCAAAGAAATCTGTATTCAATTGAGAACTTAGACAATGACGGAATAAGAATAAGATTTCCAGACAGCAACTTTGGTAACATACCTTTTGGCAACTTTAGGTTTTATTACAGAGTTAGTGATGCAGAATCATACACTATATATCCAGATGATGCAAGACTTCAGACAGTTGGCATACCTTATGTTTCACAAACAGGCGAGAACCACACATTAACAGTAACATTTTCTTTAAGAGAATCAGTTGGTAATAGTGTAGGTGGTGAAGACTTAGAAGCAATTAAAGAAAGGGCACCACAAACTTATTATACACAAAACAGAATGGTAAGTGCTCAAGACTATAATGTGTTTCCATTCAGTCAAAGTGCAAACATTAAAAAATTAAAAGCAATTAATAAAACACATGCAGGGCATAGTAGATACATTGATATTAACGATCCTACTGGAACATATCAAAATGTAGATACTTTTGCTAATGACGGTGCATTGTATTCGGAAATTAAAAATACAAGTAAAATTTTAAGTCTTAGCAATAGTATTACGCCTTTAGAAGCAACAGCAGTTCAAATTCCTGAATTACTAAAATCACAAGAACTTATAAATTTTGGATATGACAAATTTAGAAAGTCATGGAAAACCGAAGACGAAACAAAATGGGAACTAACCGGAGCAAACATTAGATGGATGACATTGCCTACAGTAGTAAGTGATAGCATTACAGGTTACTTCCTAGAAGACAAGACAGGAATAGATAATGTTCTTAGAACAGATTACAATCAATTCAAAATGTTTGCACCAAACAATTATTTTAAATTTGTAAATCCTTCTAATGTATCAGAATACAAGTGGGTAAGAATTATTAGTGTAGATAACAACGGCGACTTATCAAGCGGAATATCAACATCAGTTGGTCCTATAAAATTAAGTGCAAAAGTTCAACATGGTTGGAGAGTAGATGAATTTGTGTCAACACTTAGAAGAACATTTAAATCGAGTGAAACAACAGCAGTTGTTAGCGAGTTAGAAAATAGAAAAACATTTGGTTTAGGTTACGATCCTGAATTAGATAATTGGTATGTTATTACTAATAATAATTTAAACAAAACAAGCGACTGGAATGCACAATATAATCAAAATACTACAGATGCAGGATTAGATGCTAGTTGGTTACTAATGTTTACTTACCAACCAGGCGTAGGATCAAATTATAGTTATAATGTAACTTGCAGAGGACAAAAATATATAATTCAAAGTAAAAAAGATCTTAAGTTTTATAATATTACAAATATTAAAGTAACAGATACAACTAATTCAGCAAGTAAAGATCAAATTATTTTAACTAAAGTAAACTTTAAACCAGGCGGTAAAGAAACATTTACATGGAGTATGCATCCAGATTATCAGGACGGTATAGGTAATGTATACATTAGTAGTGAAACAGGCGAATATTATAAACCGATAAATGGTAATCCTCAACTGCCTTTAAGAACTAGAGACACAAAATATCATGACGTAGAAATACAGTGGAGAACTAATTTAGGGATTTACAGAAACGGTGATGACGATCCAACAACAGGAAACCTGTTTGTTGATGCACAATCAATATCAATCCAAACAGCACCATACAGTAAAACAGAATCAGGAATTTATACAGTAAATTCGAATTTTCAAAAAGCAACACTTTCTAATAGTTCAGGTATTGTAAACTTTTGGCCAAATAATGTAAACGTATCGTTCAGTATTACAACATTTAATAGCAACATTTATAATTCGGGTGGTAATGTTGTATACCGAGATCAAATGACAGACGGCAGTGAAAAAGTTTTCATAGCACAATCTAATGGAACAACATTAGACAAAGCAACAGGATTAGTTCAAGGTAGAATAAGAAACTTTGCAAATGCAACACAAATAGCGGCTGGTGAAGGAACATTGTCAGTGACTAACTGGGATGGAAATTTAAAGCCAACTGTTATGCGACACAGTTTTGTAACAGATAGAACTGGTGCTATTAGTCAAGATAAATTTGATGTTATATACAAGCAAGACAGAAGAAAACTTGATAAAGACATAGTTTGGGAAATAACAGATGTTGTAAAATATGATGACGGGTATACAGATAACAGAAAGGTTATAGTATCACCAGTGGACACAGACGGCGACAAAGTTCCTAATGAACCGTTGCAGTTTGAAGATTTTGTTAGTGCAGATGATTTAATATTCTTTGAGTATTACAAAGACTTTGATGGTTATACTTACGATAGACCTTTAACAGGAAGCATACAAGATCTAAGAAAAGAAACAGTTATTAAAGTAGACGTAGCCGCAGATACCGTTGGCCCTACTAGTTTTTCTAGTCCTGTAGCAATATCAGATCAAAAAGTTATTATACTTAAAGATTCAACTTACATTAATAGTTTTAATAATACATCAGGTTTATTTTCAGGACTAGTATTATACGATAATGCAAATGAAAAAATTTATGAACTAGTTAAAAGTAGCACCAATACAAATGTTATTGCCGCATATGAAACAAAAGATTACTTTGTTAGAAATGGTAGAGCATCAGGACAAAATACAGCAATTCAGAGTGACGACGAAGTTGTTTTAAAATGGAAACATGTTGCTCCTAAAGATGTAAGAATTGATCCTAGTATTAGCAACATAGTTGAGATGCTTGTTTTAACAGAGTCATACAACACTGAAATACAAAAATATAAAAATATTTTAGGAACAACATATCCGCTACCACCAACAAGTGCAGAATTGGCAACAGAGTTTAAGAAATTAGATGAGTTTAAAAATGCCAGTGATGCTATTGTTTATAAGAGTGCAGAGTTTAAGTTATTGTTTGGAACAGATGCAGAGGCAACTAACCAAGCAAAATTTAAAGTAGTAAAACTTCCAGGAACAACAATGAGTGATAATGAAATTAAGTCTAAGATTATTAGTGCATTTAACACTTACTTCGATGTTAAGAATTGGGACTACGGTGAGACTTTTTACTTTACAGAATTATCAAGTTTTGTGCATCAGCGATTAGGTAGTAACATAGGCAGTATTGTTATACTTCCTAAAAATACTTCCGGAGCATTTGGAGACTTATTCCAGGTTAAAGCAGAACCATATCAGTTGTTTTTAAGCACAGCAACAGTGAATGACATAGAAATAGTAGATAAAATAAACCAACAAGTATTAAGAACGGACAGATAATAAATGGCCAAAATTATAGAAACTTTACCAACGATTCTGCAGACGCCTGCACTAAAGAATTTCTTCGAAGGCACAGTAGAACAGTTATTCAGTAAAGCAAATACTATACCACTTACAGGATATATAGGTAACCAGTCTGGAGAAGAGTCTGCATTACCAGGTTCTTTTATTAGCGAGTATAATGCAGATAGACAGCATTATGCATTAAGTCCTGTTCTAACTACAACTAATGCTGTAACAGGAAACAGTGATAGTGTTTTATTTTACGATGAATTTGTAGACACATTAAGAAACTATGGTGCTCCTGTTAGAGACCACAATCATTTATTTGCAAGTAACTATCAAACATTTTTACCACCAATTAATATTGATAAGTTTATTAACTATCAAGAATATTTCTGGAGCATAACAGGTCCAACAGAGATTACAATTTCTCCTACGGGTATTTCAAATGCTATTGCAATTGATAAAGATATTATAGGCAAGAAAACATATACACCTGCAGGTGGTAAAGCATTTAGAAGCGGAATGGTAGTTAAGTTTACTGGAACAAATATTATTCCAGGTGATAATGTTTCCATAGATAAAAAATATATAGTTCAAGGTGTAGGGACATCAATTAGACTTGTTGACTACGAGTTAAGCACATCTACTACATATGGTAGTTCTACACTTGATAATAAAGATTATATTGTTATAGAACATGGCACAACAACAGGAACAGCATGGAGCAGAGTTAATCATTGGTTCCATGAAGACAATTTTTTAGATGCAGGCGACAGTTTACCTGCTAAAAAATATAGAGCAAAAAGACCAATATTAGAGTTTAATAAAGATTTAGAACTTTATAATCATGGCGGAACATACAAAGGTAAAGTTACTGTATCAAGCACAAGTTTTAATAAGAATGCTATCATAGGTCAGCAAAATGCTACTGTAGATACTAGGACACTTGTAAATGGAGACACAATAGTATTTCCAAATGAGAGTGCAACAGATAGAGTTAAAATTTGGACAGTAGCAGGCGTAGGCAGTTCTATTACACTAACAAGTTCGGTTACAATAGCAGAAAATGATGTATACAATATTAATAAAGGTTTTAATCAATTAGGTAAAGAGTTAATTCTTAAATCAGGAGAATTAAAAGAGGTTCAACAAAAAACAAGATTAAACCAAGATCCATTATTTAAACTTTATGATGATAAAACGATTGCATTAGATGATGCTGGATCATATCCTCAAGCAAGTTTTAAAGGTGGAAAAATATTCGGATACAAACAAGGCACTGGCACTAGTGACACAGAATTAGGATTTCCTCTTTCTTACAGTAATTATAAAACTGTAAGTGAAATTACATTTACAGATTTCTTAAAGAACGATCAATACACTTATACAGCATTTGGTAGTTCACAGGCTACTCTTATTAAAGGCGAATACTATTATAAAGAAGGCACTGAATATCATAGTAATTTTAAAAGTGCTGTTGAAGAATCAAGACAGAATGTAAAAACAAAACATGTTGTAAGCATAACTGATGTCTCTGATAAAAGAACAATTTATGATGCAGGTTGTGTGCCTGTTATAAAAACATCTGCTCCTAGCGGTAGAGATTTAATTGTAAGAGTCAATGATACAATACAAACAGCATATTCATATAGCAATAGAGCAATACAATTTTCAACGTTTAATTTAAAGAAAGGCGACATTATTGAAATAGAAGCAAATACTACTGATGGTATTACATTTTTAAACAACAGTAGATATGATATTCCTTTAAGTTGGAAATCAAATCCATTTAATACTGAATTTACAAACATTGCAGAACCAGAATACTTACCGCATTTTAAAAAGTATATGGAAATGCAAGATGACTTTACAGGACATGCTTTAGGAAAAAATAATTTTAACAGTATCGATAAAGATATTTCCAAAGCAGATTTAATTGTAAAAACTAATGACGACTTAATACACGGTGCTTTCTTATTAGATGACCAGCCACATAACTTAGTTGACTCTTTAAGATTTACAGGCAGAGAATATACAAAGTATAAAAAACGTTTGATCAAAGAGATAGACAAGTATAATAATAATTTTGATCTCAACAAAGCAGGACTATCAATGGAAACTGCTTTAGAGACAATTTTAAGAAATTTAAAATCATTTAGTGTAGGCAAAGGAGTATTTGATACATCATACGTATTACCATTTGGTGATAATTTTACAAAAGAAACAATAATTATAAATGATGTAGCAAGAACAGAATACACACTATCAAAGTATGTAGACTTAAACACTTTAGAAAACAGTTTATTAATATACCATGTAAGAGATACTTCTAAAAATAAATTATTACTTGTAGATGACGATTACACTATTGATAATGCTAACCCAATTAAAATAACATTTACTGCTTCAACTATTGCTGATTTTAAACTAGATGATAATATTATAGCAAAATTTTACGACAAAGACAGAGATAGTGCAGAGTGTCCACCAACACCTAGCACAATGGGATTGTATCCTTTATTTCATCCTCAAATAGAAACAGATAATAGTTTTCAGACTCCTATTAAATTATTAGTAGGGCACGACGGAAGTAAAACTCCGTTGCTAGGAGATAAAAGAGATGATGTTTTATTAGAATTAGAAAAAAGGATTTATAACTCTGCATTAAAAAGTTTAAGAGACGCAGACCAACATTCAAAATTAAGTGTGCATAATGTAAGACCGGGTGCTTTTAGAGACGGTGTAAAAGTTAATGAATACAACGACATGTTGCGTAACAGTTTTACAAATTGGTCAAGTTCTAATAAAGTTGATGCTGTAACAAACGAATTTTATGACGAAACAGATAAATGGACTTGGAACTATAAGGGAACAGAAAATAAACCAGGGCACTGGAGAGGCTGGTATGAATACTATTACGATACAGTAAGACCTCATACACATCCGTGGGAAATGTTAGGCTTTTTTGACAAACCGTCGTGGTGGGATACACAATACGGAACAACTTATGATTTAAGTAATACTGCTATGTGGAGTGATCTAGAAGCAGGTATAATTAGACAAGGCGGTGGAGAAAATGTTACAGGAAACAAATACAAAAACAATAATCCATATGCAAGAACAGGGTTAAGTAATTACTACCCAATTAATTCCAGCGGTGCTTTAAAGTCTCCAGGCGAGATTACAAACACAGGATCTACAACATTAACAACAATTTATAATAATGGTAGGTCATCTAATACAAATGTTATTACAAATAGTATTGTTTTAACTAATCAGGTTACAAGCAGTTATGACAGCAATAACACTTATATAAAAAGCGGCAGTTTAGATAATACATATAATATACCTTTACTAGCAAGTTATAATACTATTACTCAAGCAAGTGAAAATATTCCAAGTGAATATATTGGTGTAACAGTTACAGGTGTCCCAATTGTGAATCCTGCAAAAGGTAGTTGGAAGTCAGAAGGTATTTGGAATTATAATGCAGTTAAAAATAATGAAACTCTTGAAGAAGGAGTTTATCAAATTACACCAGCAAGTGCAGGGCTCGAAGCATGGAGCACCACAGAGGCTTCACCAAAAGTAGGGTGGGCATTTGATGGCTTACCAATTTATGGGCCATATGGTTACAGTGATGCAAGTAATGTTTCTAGCAATGTTGTTGCTATCAGTAGTATATTTGAACTTAAAACAGGAACAAGAGCATCGGGACCTGGAGGAACATATACAGGTCACTTTGTAGAAGATTATCAAGCCAATACTGCATTAGCAGGAACAGACGGGTATGTTACAAATGCATATAATTTACGTTATTCTTATACTGTTGATAGTCCAACTACAAAAGTTTGGCACTATGTTGCAAACAGTAACTTCCCATTTGTAATCGGAGGAGTTGTTAATGAAGGCTCAGACCTAACTTACAAAGGCAAGTATTATATTGCATCACACGATATTGCTAATAATAAGAATGCAAGTGCTACTATACCGACAGGAACGTCAAGTGCAATAACAAGCACAGCAACTGACTCAGTTTCTAAAGACATAACATTAATTAATAATCCATGGCAACTTGGCGATGGTGCTCCTGTAGAAAATGCATGGAAGTATTCAGAGGATTATCCATTTGCAGTTACAGAAGCATTACTATTAAAACATCCAGGTAAATTTGCAAGTGTATATGCAGAGCCATTAGATGTAATAATACCTAGTGCAGAAGAATTTAAACTGGTAGACAAAGATACTAGAAAACCATTTGACTTTAGAAGTAGCACAGACTTCAAAGTCCATGGTGTTAAAATAGACGACTCTGATGATATACAAACTAATATTGGATATACACAATTTATTTACAGTTGGTTAAAGTTCCAAGGATTAGATATTACAACTGACTTTATTAAAAAACTTCAATCAGTTGATGTTAAATTAGGACATAGACTAGCAGGGTATACAGATAAAGATACATTAATATTAAGAACAGACCAATTTAGTCCAACGGGCCGTTCAGGCAGTTTAATTATTCCAAATGAAAATATAGACTTGCTTATACATAATTCACCTTATAAGAGTAGAAACTTTTATAGTGGAGTAATTATAGAAAAAACAGTTGATGGGTATAAAGTTAAAGGCTATGATAAAAACTTTGGATACTTTAATACACTAGCACCTAATACTAGTGGGCAGTCATTTACAGAAGAAGTTGCAGGAACACCTGCTTCGTATACTTCATGGTTACCTAATACTAGTTATGCAAAAGATACTATTGTAGAATATTTAGATAGATATTACATAGCACCTACATTAGTTCCAAGTTCAGAATCATTTATGTCTACGTTGTGGACTTCGTTAGCAAGTTTACCACAAGAAGGTGCCATTAGGGCAACAGGGTTTACAGAAACCACAGGCGAAGTTAAACGAGTTAATTATAACACAGAATTTACAACTTATCAAGAAGTTTTTCAATTTTTAATAGACTTAGGAAATTATCAAAAACTACAAGGCTTTAATTTTGAAACTTATGATTCAGATATTAATGAAGAACGTGATTGGTTATATTCAGGTAAGCAATTTTTATTTTTTGTTGCAGGAGGCTGGGAAGCAAATAATGTTTTAGAAATATCACCACTTGCTTCAAAAGTTGTATTTGAAAAAGATAAAGAATTTATATCTAAGATAAACAGAGTAGATAGAAACCAGTTTGCATTATTAGATCAGGCCGGGAAAGCAATAACACCACAAGACTGCACAATTATAAGAACAGATAATAAAATAGAAATAGAACCACCAGTAGGTTCTCAAATTTATGGTTGCATGTTATTCACACAACAAATGGAACATGCTTTAATTTTAGATAATAAAACAAATTTTAATGATACAATATTTGATTCAGTAATAGGTCAAAAGCAAAACAGATTAAAAATTAAAGGTAAAAAAACTGCAAATTGGCAGGGTAAACTTTTATCAGAAGGTTACATTATACAAGACGATGAACTTAAACCTAACTTAGATAATATGGCTCAAACAATGGGCAGATATTATGAACTAGGGTTTATACCAGTAGAGAAACAAATTTATGATACTTCAAGAAAACTATTTGGGTATCAAGAAAGAGACTATTTAAATAATTTAGATATTGATGATGACACACAATTTGAATTCTATACAGGTTTCTTGCAAGGTAAAGGAACAGCAAACAGTATTGTAAAACTTGCTAAGAGTGATAGTATTGTTCAAGGTAATATAAATTTATACTCAGAGTGGGCAATTAAAACAGGTGAATTTGGTGATCTAGAAAATGATCAACCTATAGAACTTAAAATAGATAAAGCAGATGTTAATCAGAATCCACAGTTAATTACTTTGGCATTCCCAGAAGATACAACAGGTGCTATAGATAGAATTGACGTGCTACAACCACAGCACAAGTATTATACTGCACCTACATTAGAAATTAGCACACCAACTGAGATTACTATTGCAAATGGCGGTATACAAGCAACAGCAAACCCTATAATAGCAAGTAACGGTTCGATTAATGCATTTACTATAACCAATCAAGGAAAAGGTTACACAGAGCCTGTGACGGCTACAGTGGTGGCAGGTAATATTGTATTATCAGATTCACAAACAACACTTAAAACTCCAACAGCAGAAGGTAGCAAATTAAGTAATATAGATGTTACAGGAAAATTAGGAACAGTAACAGTAACAGATAATTTTACAAATCCTGCAAATGCAATAAGTTTTAATTTTTCATCAACAACATTGATAACAGATGTTGCTAATACAATTAATGCTCATGCTAGTTTGCCAAATGTATCAGCAACTACTGTAGTTGCAGAAACTGTAGACGCATCTACTGGTAACTCATTACTTGATTATAAGGTAGTAATATCAGGTAAAGAATTTAATCTTAATGATAGCGACGGCAGTTGGGCAAACATTAACATCACTAAAGGAGACTACACTACAAGACAAAGATATAGTGTAGCAACAGTAGATAACGAAGCAACATTAGGAACAGGCGCAACAACAATAAATGATATAGATGTTAAAATAGGTTCAACAACATTAACACCTACAACAGATTATACATATCATGCAGGATCAAGAAACGAAATAAGTTTTGTTGTTAGTGCATCATCAGTGCCAGCAGATATACAACGTGTTGACCCTAATGATTCTACAGGTGCAGTAAGTGACGATACAGTTTTCACAGGCGATGTAAATATTGCATTACCTATAACATTAGCAACAGAAAATATTGAACTGTTTAATTTGTCATACCCACATTTAGATGTTTTTGTTAATGGAAATAAATTACTTAATACAAACTATAAACGTCAATTTACAGCAACTACTACAGAATTAACAATACATAATGTTAATGAATTACTAGGTGGTTCAATTAAAAACGACGATACAGTTTTGCTTGTAGAGTCTGGAACAATTGAGTTTACTAATACAGTAAAAAGTGATATACCTGGTGCTAAGGTCAGTATTAAAACTACTACAAAAGATAGTATTGCAATTAGAACTAAGAGCATACAAACATTTGAAATTACTCCAGACATAAAAGGCGACGAAACTATATTGATTGATATTGACGATCAAACTAGATTCTTAAGAAAGCCGATTGGCGTAAGAGAAAGTAACTTATGGCCAACAACAGGAAAAGTTGACTACACTGGTTTAACTGATTCTAAATATTTTGACATACCTAATGCAGGTTATGTAGACGAAAGAACAGTAGATTATCAAACATTTGGCATAACAGATATTGCTGGACTGTTTGGTGAGAACCAACGTTTCCAGCCTGACATTAATGAAACTATACATGTTGGTGTAGCAGAAAATAACGATTTTAATGTTTATAAGGTTAGAGAAGTTGCTAATACCACAGTGAGTTTTGTAGAACAAGATCAAGGAGATGCTACATCATATCTATATAAAAATGGCGATAGTTTATTTAATTACATAGATACTAACTTTATTCAAGGTTCAGATACAGGACGTTACTTAGATTATCATTTAATTATAAAAGACGCTGAACTCAGTGATAAATTTGTTGTTTGGACAAACGAAGAATTAATAGAAAATAAACAGGCTAGATTAAAAAACTTATATCCGCCTGTTATGACAGAAAAAACAATTAGTGCTATTGGTCCAAATCCAACAGCAGTATTGCCAATTTCAAGTATAACACCAGCGGCCAGTGGATTTGCATCAGCAGAAGCATTGACATCACAAGTGCCTGGTGCTAACGTTATATTAATTAACACAATACCATTTACATTAGAAGATGGCGAAACTGTATCATTTGGACATGCAGAAGGTAATGCAAACTGTTCATTACATGCAAACGCATTTATTGTTAGTGAAGTTACCGCAGATTCGTTTAAAATTAAAGAAACAGATCAAACTGGTGTTAGTGTCCAAGCAGTTAATGACATGGCGGCTAATACAGCACTTTCTAATATAGAAAATACATCAGCAAGTTTGTCATATACTTACTTTGGTAAAACAAGAATAACATGTAGTAGTAATATTGATATTGGTTCTAATGAAGTTGTAAAAATCAATGCAAAAGAGTATAGCGGTTACTTTACAACAGAAGCAGTAAATAATAACAGTTTTGTAATCGACAGGAAATATATTACAAATTCATCTACTAACACAGGAAATGTATTACTATCAGAAGTTAAAATAACAGCACCAGCACATGGTATTAATGCCGGATACGCCGGTAAGAAAATTGCAGTTCATAATATAGACCCTAGATACTATAATGTTGTTTATAAAGTAAAATCAATTCCAGATGCTAACACAATTATTACAAGTGGTGTTTTTCCATATGATCATCAAAATATAAGTCAAGACGCATCTAATCTTCCAACTATAACTACACTAGATCATGATGTTATACATTTAAACAATAGTGAAATTAAATTTAATAATACAAACAGTATAGATGCAATGGTGCAAGACTTTAACTTCCAACAAGAAGTTAAACGTGGATTTATGGTCCATGAAGGAAGTTTTTCATTATCTATACCAATGCTTAATAACTTGGCATTGCCAGGCTTAAATATTAATCCTAAACAAGTAATTGGTAAGATGCCATATTTAACCAATATACAACATGGATTAATGGCAGGTAGTCCAGTATTAGGCTTAGCCACAACTAAGCCTAAAGATGTAGGCAAGATTCGTAACCATATAAAAGTTCCTCCGGTAATTGGAAAAATACCATATAACGTTGGAACAGCATTAACAACTGGTTGGAAAAATACAAGTCCAATAACAGCAGGAGTTGTTATTCCTCCTCTTACATCAATAATGGGCGGAGCACCGGGACAAGGTGTAACAACTATACCTAATCTTATAGGACCACCTAAAGCATATATTGGAAGTAACGAACTTAATATTGTAAACTATGCTGATGCACTTAAAGGCGATGATGCATTAGTAGACTTTGGCCAGTATGGTAAAGCATACATTGGTGGCATAGGAAATTACTTTAGTAAACAGCAAGGCAATAAAGCAAATAAATTAAAACAAAATTGGATTAGAACAAGATCACAATTTGTTAAACAAGTTAATGCATCAGCAATTAATAGTAAACGCAAAGTAGACAATCAAACAAGCACTTGGAAAACAGGTATTTCAAATGGTTCAAAGGTTGCTATACATCCGGGATATTTCTTAAAAGGAATACAGAGCTCATTCTCAGGATTAACATTTGGCGGACCTGGTTCAAGAGAAGTAGATATTAACGGACAAAAGCATTTTATACCTGAAAATTTCTTAATTAATTTAGGCGGAGTAGCAACTCAAGGTCCTAACATTAATACAATTATTAAAGTTCCAAATTTGGTTACGCCAACAGGAAGTGGTCCTGCAGGAAGTCAAGGAACATCAGCACCACCGGCAACAAGCACAGTAGCACAAGGCACAGTAACTAATACAGGTGCAGTTGTAATTATTCCATCGGCGGCAGTTACACATACTGCTAAAACACCGTGTGGAACAGACCTACCTCCAGTATATGTAGCACCGGATCCGCCAACATCAAATTCAAATGTATCGGTTCCACCCGGCAATACAAGTGTTCCTACAACACCAGGAAACGGAAATGTTGTTGTTTCAAATCCAATACCATGTTCGTTTGTAGCAAGAGAAAAGAATCAGCAGTCAACGTCAACATGGAAAGTAAACGATACATGGCATTACAGACTTAAATGTAAAGGTAGAGTTAAAGTTGTATTTGATATGTATAGTGCGGCAGATAAATTTGAATTTTTCCAAACAACAACAAAGGCAACCTCAGGCGGCAGATTGTTATCAACAACTGCTTCGTTCTCATCTATAAGAAAGGCAACAAATGTAGAGAAACAAGAATTACTAGGTCCTGCACTAAGCACGTCAATAGGGCAAACAGGCACAAACCAAGGCGGATATAATTCATACAGTTCACGTGCAGGTGCTTATGCTTCTGCAAATGCTGGTAGCATTTATCAGGCAGGTTCAGCAGGTAGTCCATATGGCCAGCCAGTTGCAAGATCAGGTTCAGTAGGCAGTTTAACAGATTTCCAAGATGGTGGTTCAGGTAGAGTTAAGTATTGTGGTGTTTTAGAATTTGACTTTGACCCTACAATGGGAGAATATGTAAGATTAGATGTAGATAAAAACAGTAGTGTTTATAGATATTATATTGAGTATCCAAGTGATACTGATAAAGGTTTAGCATCTACAAGCGGTGTAACACCAGGTGGAGCAAACTTACCAGCAAACAACGGACAAACAAATTATGGTTCTGGTAACCCAGGTGCCCCAGGCGGAACAGGATATCAAAGTCCATTTGTTCAACCAGCAGGTGCACCACAAACTAAGAAACAAATAGGAGGCGGTGGCGGCCGTTATCAACATCATAAATATGCATTCCAGCATAACTTTGGAGGATTTGGTAACTCGTCAGGAAGCGGATTTAATTACTTACCAAGTGTTTACAGGAAAAAAGTTAAACAAACTTGGCAACCTTCTACTCCAGATAACACACCATTAGGTGCAGACAAATATGTTAATACAAGTTATCAAAGAGTATCAGGTGGTATAGTTATACCTCTGAGTGCTCCGGTTCCAGCACCAATACAGATAGCACCAAGGCCTATTAGAGGAAGAAGTTATTCACGTTATGCTAGTCTATCAGGCAACTTAGACTTGATGTGGAACCCTACAACGCAGAGATTTACAAGTAAATATGACATAAACAAGATGGATAGTATGTCAGGAATAGGCTCAGGTAATATTGTAAGCCTAGTTCAGTATCCAGGTATGCCTGGTTATATTCCAGGAACAGGAATAGCAGATGGTCTAAATCAATCAGCACCACCTGTAGAAGTCGATGGAAGAGCATTTAATGATAGAGATGCAGACTTTAATACTAATCCTGTATTAAAACTAATACCTAAGAAAAAGGTAGATGGAATATTTAGAGCATCTAAACCAATTTATGCACCTATAAAATATCCTACACCACAAGCATGTATTCCTATGAATGATATGGGAGGCCTTACACCAGGTGATGAATTAATTATTAATGGAACAAGAATTGTTATACCAGGTGGCGGAGTAGATGCAACAATGAATGCAATACTATGTCAATCAGGCAATGGTTATAAGGCAAGTAAGAGTGCAAAGGATAAACAACCAGCAGTAAGAATTACAAGTTGCACAAACGCACCACTTACATTCAGAGATGGATGTAGAGGCGGAGCATACAAAGAAGTATTGGACTTCCATGTTGTTAGAAGTTTTTCTTCAGGTGAAACTAGAACTAATGATGCGGTTATAATTCCTCCAACAAGCGGAGTTACAGAAACTACATATAATGCTAACGGAATACCAACAAGTTCAACCGTTAGTAGTATTACTGCAAACTATACAAGATATTTAGAAGATGGCACTACTGCTTCGTTCTCAGGTAGCACATCATCTACACAGGGTGCTACTTACTTTAATGTTAGTAAGACGCAACAATCAGGCGGAGATGGGTATTCAGTAGGTGACAGGTTAAGAGCAGTTGGCGGAACTCCAGTTCCTAGTCCACATGGTGGTATTACAGAAGTTTGTGTAAGCATACCAGGTTTAGGCTATAGTTCTGCGGCAAATGTTAAAATTTATATTGGAGACGGAACAACTCCAGGATCAGGTGCTATAGTTAGTGGAGTAAACTTAAACCAAGACGGACAAATAACTTCAGTTAACCTATCAAATAGAGGTAGTGGTTACTCAATGGAGAACCCACCTAAAGTTAGAGTTATAGATTTAGATCCTAGTTCAACGGCAACACCAGCCACATTAACAGCAAAAATAGGCGGCGGCAAAGGCTTCCCAGAAAGGGTTGCTAAATTTGAAGTTGTTAGTGTTGTAACAGCAGACTCATTATTACATTTAAATGAAGGTAGACCAGTAGGCGAAATTATTAGTATTAGAATTATAGACAGAGGTGTATATAAAATATTCCCAAGTGATTTAACAAATGGTATTCCTTTAGAATATGATAACATAAACTTTGGCGACGAAGACGATGGCACTGGCGCAGGTTCAGGATTAGGACAATATGATCCATTAAGACAAAATGCAAAATTAGAATCCCCAGGCGGGTATGATCCAATTAGAGGTCAGTTTGGCGGCGGAACTGGTGCAAGAGTATTTTTAACATCTAGAGAAATACCAGACTGTTCTGAAAGAGGAGATGCAAAAAGTGCCTTAGGTTTACCTGATGCAATTACTGATACAGACATTCCTTTCAGTTTAGCAAATGACATAAACGAAGGATTAATAGGCAGTGGCTACGATCCCAAAGATTTAGTTGTTACTTATAGTCCAGGTAGTGGCGGTATTGGATTCTTAGGAATAGAATCACCAATATTTGACGGTATTGCATTTGATGAAGTTACACCAGGTATGCTAGAAAATTTAGGTCTTCCTGGAGGTGATTATAACAACGATTTATTATGTATGTATATGACTGATGAGACATCAGTAAATGAAAAGAATCCTGTTAAAGGATCAGCATCAGACTATGTAGACGATGATGGATATAAATTAGATCAAACAGAAGTAGAAGAAGAACTATCTATTATATGTGTTGACACATTAACAGCAGACCCAAGTAGTTTGTTTGGTAATGCAATAGTTACATTTACAGGTGACTTGTATCAATACGAATTACGTTCTGCACAAACCGGTGGCCCAGTAAGACTTAATAGAGGTATTAGTCAAAGTTCAAGAGTTGCTGTATTAGAAAGTTTAAGATATAATAAAGAAACAGATATTGCAAATGCGGCAGTAGAGTTTGCCGGCATTAGCACAACAAATAAAAATGAATTTGCAAATGTATGGATTGATGATGTAAATGGCAAATGGTCATATTACGAGAACGGAACATTAATAAGAGAACAAGAACAATTAGTGGATTCTAAATTTGTTAAGAATGCATTATTGTATGATGACGATACTGGTGCAAAAGAATTTGATTATCATATGTGGGATCCTTTTAAAGGAGTTATTCCAGCATTTATAGAAACAGAAATAGATTATGTAAGTGAAAATGACCCTGTGGCATATAATAATGCAAGATCAAGTTTTGGAAAAGACAACGTAGGCGAAGTTTGGTGGGATACATCAACTATAAGATACAAGTGGTATGAGCAAGGATCAAACAGACAACGATGGTTGGATTGGGGTAAAGCAATGCCAGGCAGTGGTATTACACTTTACGAATGGTGTGAGACAGAGCAATTACCAATAGAGTATACAGGAACAGGAACTCCTAGGAATGGTTCGCATTATCTTACAGATGTAAAATACGATTCTCGTTCAGGCGATTTTAAAACATATTATTATTACTGGATACAAAACAAAGAAGAAATTACAGGGTATGCAGGAATTAAAAATAATAGGAAGTTCTCAACAGTAGAACTTGCTAGATACTTAGCAGACCCAATCGGGCAAGGACTACATACATTATCATTTGTAAGTAACACATCAGTTGTTGCAGGTAACTTAGGAAGTTCTTTAAGAGAAGAAGACGACATACTACAAATTAATATAAGTAGAAATCTTAATCCTTTAGGATTAAAACATAACTCTTGGAAACTATTACGGGAAGGTGATAACAACAGCACAGTTCCTGCAGATATTAGTAACAAACTTATAGACAGTTTATGTGAAGTGAATTCAGTAGGCGATGAAGTTCCTAATAGTAAACTTAGCGAAGCAGAAAAATATGGTGTTAAGTTTAGACCAAGACAAACTTTATTTAAAAATCCTAAAGAAGCAAGAAGGTTAATGAGAGAAGTATTAAATGAAATACTTGCAGATGAAAAACTTAAATCTCTAAATCCTAATTGGGCGGCCTCAATGCCAACTAGAGATTACATTATAGATGCAAATTGGTATGCAATTGAAAGAGTAGATAATTCTAATAATAAAAAAATTAGATATACTTCTCAAGAAAAAGCAATAATGAATGTTCAAAGTGAAAAAGAATTAGAATCATTAAAACAAAGCGGATTACCAGACGGTGCGGTTATAATGGTAAGAGGTTCAGCAACAGATAGATTCCATCTTTGGAGATGGAATGCTAAGTCTCTTAAATTTACAAAAATTGCAATAGAAAATGAAACTGTAAGAATTAAAAAAGAAATTTATTCAGATACTAACAATGCAAAATTACAAGCAGAATTAAGAGCATTCCTTGTAATATTAAGAGATAAAGTATTTGCAGGAACAGAGTATTGGAACAAATTCTTCTTTGAAATGTTAAAATATGTTTATGGCGAACAAAAACAAATAGATTGGGCATTTAAAACAAGTTACTTGTTTATAGAAAAAGAAGAGCAAGATTTAAATACAAGAATAGACTTTAGTCCGGATAACTTTAATCCTGTATTAGAATACATGGAAGAAGCAAAGGCTTATACTGCAAAAATTAGAGAATACAAAGATGGTAAGAAAACTCCAATAGAATACATCACTGGTCAAATGATTAGTGACTATGATAAACCGCCATATCCAGATCCAATAGTAGGTAAAGTTAGAATACTTGATCCTGGTAATAGTGACGATCAAACAATAATGTCTACAGATACTGATTATAAAAATTGGTATAATAATTATGCACAGGCTAATACTATTGTTAGATCAGGAAAAGTTAAATTAGTATTTGACAGAGTTGATTGGAGATTGCTAGGCGCCAATAGCAATATATCAGCAAGTAGTTACAATAAACTAATAGCAGATAATATAGTATTACTTAACCTAACATCAAATACAGATGTTCAAGCAAACGCAAACTTTACATCATCAGCAAGAATATTTAAATATGATCAAGAAGTTAGAACACAATTTGTAAAAGATATTGATACTTATTACGGTGCAGGTGCAAGTTCAAATGTAAGTTACACACAAGATGCTACAAATATGTTTGCGGCAGTCAATAGTGGAGCATTAGTTAAAACATTAGGACTAGTTAAAACAAAAGTAGGTGGTGGTTTTAGAGGTGAAGAAATAGATGCAAATGTATTTACAAAGAACTCAGGAAGTAGTTTTGGTAAGGACATGTATGAACAAGCCTTTGGTTGGGATTCAGCAGGCTGGGATGATGTTAATAGTATAGGTGGTTCTTTTGATAGCAGTATCGAAGTAAACAATTATATAGGAACATTCACAGGTAACATTACTTACAGAAAAAATAATGAGACTGTAGAAGGATTTGACGGCGTAACATTCCAGAGAGTATTATACGGTGAAGAAAGACCAGAAGAACTTGCATTATTATCACCATTAGAAAACTTAGTATTTGATATTACTACATCACCATATGCCTACGATACTAATAATCAAATTGTTAGTGCGATATCAGTTGGCCCATATACTACTTCAAATATAAGTAGAGTAGGAGATACATTAACAATTAATAATGATGTTGGAATAAATTTACTGTCAAACGCAGATGTTATTTCGCTTTCTAGTAGTAGTGCAAACATAACAGGAAATTCATTTACAGTTTCTAATGTTGCGTCAACATCATTCACTGTTAATATACCCGGACTTACAGCAAGTGATGTTAGTGCCGCGGGTGATGTTACATTCCAGAAAGGACCACAAACTACAGAAGTTGAATATATTGTGCATCATGATATGTTTGGTGGAGAAGAATATTTAAGAGTTTTAAGAGACGGCTCCACATCATCAACAACTACTCAGAAATTTAATATATTTGATGATGAAATACATGTTGCAGATGCAACTAAACTGCCTAAACCAGCACCAGGCAAACCTGGAATTGTTTGGATAGACGGCACAGAAAGAGTTGAATATAGATTAGTTGTAGGCAATACTATTAAATCTTTAACAAGAGGAACAAGAGGAACAACCATACAAACACATAATCAAGGTGTTGCTGTAGTATCAGGGGCTAAAACACAAATATTTGATGACCCAGGAACATCAGGATATGGTGATAGAGATCCAAGAACTCAGGTTTGGTTAAAAGAAGATGGCTCTACACAAGGACTTACAGATATTACAAATAGGTCAACAACTGTTACTATCGCGGCATTTTTACATGGTGATTCTGCATCAGCAACAGGATTTGATGTAAGAGGCTTTGATGCTGACCCATGGGATGGTATTTAAACGAAGTTTAAAACATCTTATAATGAAAAGTGATAAATAGTTACAATATGCAAGAAGAGAAAGATATGAAAAAAGACAATGATGAAATAGTCGATGAGGCTGGTTTAAACGTCAGCGGACATATCCTAATTAGAGATAAAGAATCCGGTGAGGAACTTGTTAATAAAAGGAATGCTATCCACTATGGTAATATGGCCAGAGTAGTTGCTCTTGCTTTAAGTAATGCAGATAACGAATACATAAACTTTATTGCATATGGCAGTGGTGGAACTACTGTTGATACTTCAGGAAAAGTTATATATAAAAATCCTAGAGTAAGTGAGTCATATGATGCATCAGGATCACTTTATAATAGAACGCATCAAAAAAGTTTTACAACACAAGATGACAGTAATAAGATAGAAGTTATACAAGGTGCATCTTACAGCGATTTAAAAATTACATCAACTCTTGGATACGCAGAACCAAGCGGACAAGAGTTATTCGACACTAGCACGGACAATGAAGGAGATTATGTTTTTGATGAATTAGGTTTATTCACAAATGCAACAGATATTAACGACGCAACAATGTTGACACACGTTATTTTCCACCCAGTGCAAAAGAGTCAAAACAGAATTATAGAAATTGTATATACGGTAAGAATACAATTAAGTTAAGGAGATAACAAGTGGCATATACAGTAAATAAGACAGATGGTTCGGTATTTGCATCCGTTGCCGACGGAGCAATTAATACTACCTCTAGTCTAACATTAATAGGACGTAATACTACAAATTACGGCGAATACATTGCAGAAAACACAATCAAGCATTTAGAAAACTTTGCTCATACTACTGCTCCTTCAACACCACTTACCGGGCAAGTTTGGTTCAATAAGAATGATAGCACACTAAGAGTTTATAATGGTTCTGATTGGGAAAGAACAAGTGCAGTAGAAGTTAAAAGCACAGCAATCAGCACAAACCTCACAGAAGGTTCAATGTATTTCGATACAAAAGATGACGAATTAAAAGTTTACGCCAACTCGGCATTTAAGTCAGCAGTTATACCAGGTGGAACAGTAACAGATATCTACACTGGTAATGCAATGACTGGTAGTTCAAGTATCTATGGTGCTAAATTAGATACACTATTTTTAAAAACATCAGGTGCAAAAATTGTTCCAGTAATTGCTTTAAAATATTACAGTAACGGTAGTGATAATCCAGGACATAACGATTATGGTGATGGTAACTCATCTATTATGGCTTTGTTCAGTGATCATGCCGAATTTGCAGTAGATTCAACAGATCCTCATTATGCAGAACTTAATGGAGCCACTGGAATTGGAACTACAGTTAAATCAGGTATATCACTAAGAAGTGAATACGCAAATAACCCAAATGCAAGATCAGATACAGCATCATTGGCAAATATTGCTTATGCTATTGACTTAACAGATCCGGCACCAGTTGCTACAGCGGCAGGTAGAATTGCTGGTAAAGATATTTTTAGAAACAATACAAATGTTGTTCCAGATACTGACGGTGCTTACACAATAGGTTTAACAGGAACAAGATTTAGTTATGCATATTTAGATGCATTAAATGTTGGCCCAGGTGGCTCAACAGGAAGTGGTATATTTGCAAACGGAACAGCAGTTGATATAGGAACATCAAGTAATAGATTCCAAGATGGTTATTTTGTAAACTTAGATGTAAGTGGAAACGTAACATTTGGTGCAGGCACACAAAACTTTGGAACAAGTGTAGCACCAGTAGAAAACTTGTATGCCGCTAATGCAACATTAAGTGGAACTGCAATAGTTAGTGCAACGCCAAGTGCAGGAACACATATTACTAATAAGACGTATGTGGATACAGAAATTGCATCAGCAGTTAGTTCAACCAACGTTGTAAGAACAACAGGAACGCAGGCTTCAATTGCAGGTGCTAAGACGTTTACAACTTTATTAACAGGTAGTGCAGGAGTTAGTGACGGAACTGCTACAATGAGCAGTGGAGCATTGACAGGTGTAACTACTATTACTGCATCAGGTCAAATTAGTGGTGGTTCACTAACAGATGGAACTGCAACATTAAATGGTAGTGGAGCACTTTCAGGTGCTACTACAGGCTCATTCAGCGGATTAGTAAGTGCAGGCTCATTAAGTAGTGGGTCAACTATTACAGCATCAGGAACTATTACTGCTACCTTGTTTGATGGTGTGGCTAGTTCGGCAAAATATGCTGACTTGGCTGAGATATATAAAGCAGACAGAGATTATGCACCAGGAACAGTTGTAAAGATTGGCGGTGCAGAAGAAATTACACAAACAACAGAAGCATTTGATAACGAAGTATTTGGAGTTATATCAGAAAATCCAGCATACTTAATGAATAAAGACGCTGAAGGTTTACCAGTTGCTTTAACAGGAAGAGTTCAAGTTAAAGTTATAGGCAAAGTTAAAAAAGGCGAAAGACTAGTTAGTGCAGATATGGAAGGATTTGCTTGGGGAATAGGGTCAGATGACTATGACGCAAGAGCAATTATAGGAAGATCCTTAGAAGATAAGACAGACGGTGAGTCTGGCATAGTAGAAGCAGTAATTGGTGTTAAATAGGTAAATAGTAATATAACAAGTTTTAGGAGATAAAAATGGCATCAGGAAGTTCAGTAACAATAGACGGCGGAACTAATATGACGCAGGTCGTTGCAACCGATGTAATAGATGACGCGGATTTCAATAATAGCCGCACAAACGTAAATTTAATGCTGGGTAATGCTAATGATATCACTTTAACAGCAAGTGGAGGCGGACCAGCAACAAACACAAGATATGGCTATCATCAAGGTGGTGCTGGTGTTAATGCCGCAAGTGCAGGCGGATTAGTTTACGCCGATAATGCCACAGGCGGATTTAAACGATTACAAGATGATGTGCAGGCTTTATGTGCATTTTTAGGGCAAACAGTTAGGACTGATGTCGGAAGTGATGTTGCAGATGGCGGCGTTATTTCAGCAACTGTATGGTCAAATGTTATGCTTAATATTAAAGATTGTTGGGATAATAGATTTTCACCAGCAAGTAGAACAAGTGCAACAGAGGCATCAGTAACTTATACTAGCACATGGTATTCAAGTTTAACAGAAGAAACAGCATTTAGTTTCTCTTCAGAAAGCGAATGTAGAGCATTTTTTAATGCAGGCGGAAGATTAGGATTTAGTGCTTCAAGAAGTGGTGGTTCATCTACTACACAGAACACTAACTGGACAGATTTGCTAAGTGCTATGGGCGATGTGTATATTGATCACATTACAGCATCAGCAAGTTCAGGAGCAGGCCAAGGAAAAGGATTTTACGAATTAACTACAAGTAACCAGGAACTTTGGAAGAAGTTTGGTTCAGGTAGTTATGCAAGTAACTATATAAGAATTTTAGGTAGAGTAAACTCAACTACTAACCCAACAGTGGTTACACTAAGAATGGAATGCAGTGATCCTCACGCAGAAGGTTCAGGAACAGGTCCAGATGGTGTTCCAGGAAATGGTGATGACGGATTTGGAAATGACTACATTGATGGAACATTTACATTAAATGCAAGAACGCATACACCAGATGCAAGTGGTTCAGGACTTACTATTACTAAGCCGACAGATAGTATGGGAGCAATATCAGGTTCATAAGAACGAGACGAGACGAGATTCGAACTTATTAAAAAGCCAGTTTTTAAAAACTGGCTTTTTTTATGGATATAAATAGTATTATGAAATTAGATTGGCACTTTAATATTCCAGAAAATAAATTAAGCCTTACACTAGACGACATTGTTTATACAGCACTCTCAGGTGCAAAAGATGGTGTAATTAAAACCCAAGGCAAAGAAACTTCAACTATAAGTTATGATGATTGGCCGACAGAATTACAATGGATAAGTGATAATTACTCAGAAGAAGTAGGCGAACTTATAATACCACCAGAACTAACAGATGAAGAAGCAAAAGAGTTTATGGAAGTAACTGGTTGCCCAGCCTATCCAGCATGGGGATTTAGAACACCATACAGTAAAGATGACTACGAAGTATATGATAGATTAGCACGACCAGGCTGGCTTTTACAGAACAGAGAGGCTATGCTGATGGGAGATATTGATAGATTCGAGGGTGTAGGTATTTTTGAAACAGACGGAACTAACATTTACAAAAGAGGCTGGGACGATGAGGTTGGAACATACTATAATTGTATGCCTTGTTGTGTGTTTCCAAACAATCCAGGTTGGCAATTATCAAGTGAAGAAGAACTAAGAGAGGCAGGCTTTGAAGGCATGCTAACACTTACACCAGGCACTGAACCAGAACTACTAGCAAAACACTTCACATTACCTTAAATACTAGCATGAGCACACGTTTAACGAAGGCTTTAGAGTTTGCTAATTACCGTATTACTCTAAACAATCAGCAGGCCCAACTTAAAGCAAAAGTTGAGAGCCTCCTCAGTTATAGCATTAATGGTGGAACATTCACTATAGATACTACCTTAATTACATTTTGTAAGATTCTTATAGATGAAGGTGACAAAGAAGCAATATTGTTAGACATCTATAACAATCCTATCAATATAGATCTAGAATCATTTTATGACGAAATCAAAAGTAGATACTATGAAGTTACAAATGAATACTATGCTGAGTATGAAAAACTTCGTAAGGCAAGAAAAGTTCATAAAGTGTTGGATCTAAATGAAAAAGGCGAATAACGATAAAGGCGTAATAATGTTTGCTCACAATAATAGTGAGATAGATTATTTTCGTTTGGCAGTTGTAAATGCTTTACTAGTTCAAAAAAACTTAGGAATAAAAAATGTTACAGTGGTAACTGATCCTTTTAGTTTAAAACATGGTGAGAAAACACTAGGTAAACGTCTTATTAAAAAAGCAATCAATAATATTATAGTTGTAGATAAAGACAAAGAATTCAAAAGAAAAAATCAAAGACTTTATAAAGATACAAGTCATACAGCAAAAAGATTACAGTTTTATAATGCTAATAGATGTGATGCATATGAACTTTCTCCTTACAAAGAAACACTTTTAATAGATGTAGATTACTTAATATTAAGCGATACATTAAATCATTGTTGGGGACACAATAACGAATTGATGATGAATTGGAAGTTTCAAGATGTGATGAGAGAGCGAAAAGATCCTACATTAGATAGATTGTTTAACATGGGTATAACAATGTATTGGGCAACTGTGGTCTACTTCCGCAAAACAGAATATGTAGAAAGTTTCTTTAACTTCGTTAAACATGTTAGAGATAACCCACAGTTTTACAGAGACCTCTATAGATGGCAAGGCTCATTATATAGGAACGATTACAGTTTTTCTATAGCCGCTCATATAATGAGTGGGTTTGTTGATAAAGGATTGCCACAGTTACCTACTACTTTGTATAAAACCTTTGATACTGATGATGTGCATAGTGCTGTAAATCATCGATCCTTAATTATGTATTTAGAAAAACCTCGTAGTCCCGGAGATTATATTTTATCTAAAATAGATAATATAGATGTTCATGTCATGAACAAATGGGCGATAAATAGAATTAGTGACGAATTATTAGAACATGCAACATGATTAAGAAGAAAAAAACAAGAGCACCAGAAATAGGCGACACAATAGAGCACACTTGTAGACTTAACGGAAAGTTTGAAGGTAAGGTTGTGCAACTATTATCAATGCAATTTGTTTATGAAACTAAAGAAGGTCATAGTAGATTTTGCCTGTTCAAAGAAGATTGGAGATATATAGATGGGTAAGAATAAAAAAGAAGAGTATACAAGTATTAGAGATAACTGGAAGGATATTGATTGGGATTTGATTCAACGCATGAGATTTATGAATGCCGATGCTGAAATAGATCCAGCAGATGGCTACGAATTAAAAAAGGATGATCATGATGAGTGAAGATTTTTGGATTACAGCAATAGCATTGATCTTGTTTGGAGGAGCAATATATCTTAATGTAGTGCTTCAAGATACTAAAGCAATGGATGTAATGAAAAAAATCTTTTGGCCTTTAATTAAATTAAAAGAATGGATAGACCCAAATCACTGGGCAAATAAATTAGGCGAAAAGAGTGGTGCTTATGACAAAGCAAGAAACAGCAAGATAAGAAAATGGGGCGACAGTTTAGATGGATGGAAATGGTGGACTTGGCAAATTATAGGCGGAACAATCACAGTAATTATTTGTGAAACTGTTCTTAACATGTTTGGCATGTCAATGTTGCCTTGGAGATGGTAATTGAGCAAAGGTTATATAGTTATAGCACAAAATAACGACAATGTTAATTATCTAGAGCAGGCGTATGCACTCGCACTCAATTTAAAACTAACACAGACGGTCGTAAGCAATCTTACAGTATGTGTTGACGCCAAAACTAAGAAACTTATTACAGCAAAACATAGAAAAGTTTTTGATAATATTGTTGATATACCATGGCAAGACGATGCAAAAGACGAGCAATGGAAGATAAACAACAAGTGGAAGTATTACTATATGACCCCGTATGATGAGACTGTAATACTCGATACTGATATGATTTTTCCTACAGATGTAAGCCATTGGTGGGATATTATGTCACAACGTGATATATGGGCAACTACAAAAGTTAGAACATATAGAGGAGAGGTTGTAACTAGTGACTATTACAGAGAATGGTTTACTGCAAACAATTTGCCAAATGTATATACAGCATTCTTTTATTTTAAGAAAAGTGATCTTGCAAGTGAACTATTTGCAATGATAGAAATAATTTTCCAGCATTGGCAACGCATGTATTTTAAATATATGCCTAATGGTAAACCAGATTGGTTAAGTGGAGATGTAGCATTTGCTTTAGCAATGCAAATTTTAGGAATTGAGCATTTATGCACACGAGAAAATATAGATACTGTTCCAACATTTACTCATATGAAAAGCATGATACAGAATATTCCGCATAGTAATATAAGTGAAAAGTGGAGTCAAAGTTTGCCTACTTATTATAAAAGTTTTGATAGTTTTAAAATAGGCTCCTTTCAACAGATGTATCCATTTCATTATGTAGAAAAAGATTGGATGAGTAAACAGAAAATTGAACAAATGGAAAAAGCAATAGGTAAATAGTATTATGGTAACTAAAGTAGCACAAGCAAGACGAAAAGAATTCTTAGCATCTAAAAAAGAATTTGGAAACATAGAAGAAATGACCAAAGCATTTCATACAACAAAATTTACTGTATGGTATGATGACGATGGCGAAATTAAATGCTGTAGTAAAGAACCTAATAAAGTATTTGATAAAAAGTTTAAATCAGCACAGTTTACTGATGACGAAGTTGCAATTTTTAAAAATTCAAATTGGGGCATGTATAGAGTTAGAACAGATGATAAAGAAGAGACTGTTCATTACATAGAACTTAGGCCTATTGATGAAATCATTACAAAGCAACATGATTTTTTAAGTGAAATAGAAAAGGGCTCTGTTAGAGGAGCAGACATTAAAGTCAAAGTAACAGGCAAAACTTTTATAGTTGCATTGTGTCCTAAGGCTATAAAAGCATACAAAGATATTGATCCTACTACAGCAGTTGTTAGAGGTCAAACAACACTAAAGTTTTATTTTACAACATACAAAGAACCTAGTTTTTTAGAGTATAACTTTAATGTATCGTTTAGAAAATTACTAGAAAATAAGGAAGTTACTGTAACACTACCTTATAAAATGGACCAGAGCAGTATATATACTGTAAAATTATTTGATAAATATGTGCGTATATAATTTTTACGGAACACGCACATGGCAAAGATTGATGTCACAGAACTAGACATATTTTACATTTCATACGATGAGCCTAATAAGGAAGAGCATTGGGCAGACCTACTTAACAAAGTCCCCTGGGCAAAAAGAATAGATTCAGTAAAAGGATTCGATGCCGCACATAAGGCCGCGGCAGAACAAAGTGAAACAGAACGTTTTATCACTGTAGATGGTGATAATATTGTAATGGATGATTTTTTTGAACAAGTATTAGATGTTCCAGACGAAGATCATGACGGTAATAATATATCAGAAAGTATATTCAGTTGGAATGCTAAAAATATTCTAAATGGATTAGTGTATGGCAACGGCGGACTTAAATGTTGGCCCACAGAATATACTAAAACTATTAACACACATGAAGCCGCAACAGACGGTGAAGGTATGGAATTTTGCTGGAAACTTAACTACATACAACTTAACGACACATTTAGCGAAGTGCATCAAACTGCCAGTCCTTTCCAAGCATTTAGAGCAGGCTTCCGCGAAGGTGTTAAGATGAGTTTGGATCAAGGTGTAAGAGTTGCACCAGAAGAATTTAAAGAAAAGATTTGGTGGCAAAATTATGATAGGTTGCAAACATGGTGCAACATTGGTAGTGATGTAGAGAATGGCTTATGGGCAATTTACGGTGCAAGACTAGGTTGCGATATGACAGTAAACAGTTCATGGGACACTAACCTTATATCAGATTATGATTGGTTTAAAGACTTTTTTGATAATACTATACTCCCACGTTTTCCAGGCGATGTGGTTTGTAGATACTCTAAAGTTTCATACAATCCAGAAATGCTTTACATAGCAATACAAGATTTAGGTGTAACACTAAATGAAACCATTAATGAAATGATGTTGTTTGATCCTAATGAACAAATGTGTAAATTTTTTAAAAAAACTTATGTTAATCCAAGACGATGGGGAGTAATGATTCGAGAACAACAAATACAAGAACTTCTCGAAAAAGGGTTAATACAGTAAAATGAAATTTAAGCAGAGAGGCTGTGGTGATGTCTAGCATATACGATCAGGCCGCTGACAAGGCCAAAGAACAATTAGATGCTATAAGTCCAACAATGTGTTATGCAAAATGGACCCAGGTTTCTATGCACATGCATAACGGCATGACTCACAGTTGCTATCATCCACCTACACACAAAATAGATCTAGAAGAACTTGCTGATAATCCTACAGCATTACATAACACAAAAGAAAAGAAAGAGCAACGAGCACAAATGTTAGCAGGTGAGAGACCAGAAGGTTGTAGTTACTGCTGGCGTATAGAAGATGTAGGCGGCAGAAGTGATCGTGTATATCGTAGTGGTGAATACTGGGCACAAAATGCCAGAGAAGAAATAGCAGAAGCAGGTGCAGACGGAAATATAAATCCACGTTATGTAGAAGTAAACTTTAATCAAGCCTGTAACTTTAAATGTAGTTACTGCTCACCTCATTTATCAACATCATGGCACAAAGAAATAAAAGAACATGGCCCTTATCAAATTGCTCAAGGAGAGCATAACAATTTAGAAAGTTTAAACAACGCAGGACTTATGCCATTGAAATTGGCACAAGATGAAAATCCATATCTTACAGCATTTTGGAAATGGTGGCCTGAAATGTATAAGTCATTAGAAGTATTTCGTATGACTGGCGGCGAGCCATTGATGGACAGTAATACTTTTAAAGTATTAGACTATGTGTATCAAAATCCAAATGCTTGGTTAGAGATTTCAGTGACTTCAAATATGTGTCCACCTAAGCCAGTGCTTATGGATATGTTTATAGAATCGCTACAAAGATTAGAAGAAATACAAATATGGGAAGACCCAGAAAAGTTTAATCCAAACTCAGGGAACAACTGGTATGTAGCACCAGCATGTAAGAACTTTGCCACATTTGTAAGTGTAGATGGTTACGGTTCTCAAGCAGAGTATATGCGTAACGGTATGGATTTCTCACTACTACAAAAAAATGTTAAAAGAATTTTAACCGAAACAGATAACTCAACAATAACATTTATTAATACATTTAATATATTAAGTTTACCCAGTTTACGTGATTATTTACAATGGATATTAGATTTAAGGGACGAGTTTGCAAAAGATAGACAGGGTATAAAATATATACCTATTCCAGATAACGGCGATCATAAACATGATGATTACGAAGTAAGACCTAAACAACGTATTTGGTTTGATATTCCATTACTAAGAGCACCTCTTTGGCAATGCATACAAATTATGCCAGAATACTATCAGGATTACTTAGAAGAGGCTATCGTATTCATGGAGATGAATCAAGCAGATGAAGTAAATATAGACTATAGAGGGTTCAAAGATTTTGAAATTGATAAAGTTCGTAGAAACTTAGAATGGATGAAAGCAGGTTCTAATATGGATAAAGACGAACTTCTTAAAGCAAGAGCAAACTTTTATAGATTTTTTACGCAACATGATGAAAGACGTAATACTGATTTCTTGTCAAAGTTTCCCGAAATAGAAGACTGGTGGAATATTTGTAAAGAAGCAGATGCACTAATATGAAACAATTAATAGACAGTTTGTTTAAAGGAATAGTCACAGTTGTGTTTGAAAAAATTGACACAGGTGAAATTAGAACAATGCCATGCACACTAAATAAAGACATACATAAACAGACTATGCAAATAAAAGCATATAATAGTCCGGATAATGTAGTTATGTATGCCCTAGATAAAAAGGGTTGGCGTGATGTAAGAATAAATACTATAATAGAATGGTATGAAGGAATGCCAAAAGAGGAAAGCAAATGAGTAGAAAACCCGGAGAAACTCACAGAGAATTTAAAGCAAGGATGATTGATCCTGTTTCAGAATCCTTCTGTGGTGCTAAATGGTATAATGCTACTATATGGTTAGGCCATGGCGGAACTACAAGTTGTCATCACCCTCCAGCACACCAAATTGATTTAGAAGAAATTAAAACCAATCCATCTGCAATTCATAACACAAAGCATAAAAAGAAAATGCGTGAAATGATGATCAATGGGCAGAGACCCAAAGAGTGTGAATACTGTTGGAAAATTGAAGACATGGAAAAAGATGCAGATGGTAACGAGCCTGTATCAGATAGAACATACAAAACAGTAATATACCAAGACAACGATTTGCGTAAAGCGGCCGCTATGCCTACAAGCACAGATGTAAATTTAAAAACACTAGAAGTTGCCTTTAATAGAACATGCCAATTAGCATGTAGTTATTGTAACCCTGCATTTAGTAGCACATGGGTAAAAGATATTAGGAACAACGGAGGATATCAAGGTATTAAGTCCGACGCAAGAGGTCACTTTATTGATGACGCACCATATGCCGAGCCTTTTGATGATTTAGAAACAAATCCTTACAAAGATGCATTTTGGAGATGGTGGCCTGAACTAAGTAAAGAATTAGAAGAGATTCGTGTTACAGGCGGTGAGCCATTAATGACTCCGGACATTTATCAATTGTTTGATTGGTTTGAAACAACTGATGAACCAAATAAAGAACACATGAGGCTTGCTATTAACAGTAACTTAATGGCTAAAGAAGGATTACTTAATAAATTAATTGAATCAACTCAGCACATTAATCACTTTCATTTATATACAAGTTGTGAAGCATATGGTAAACAAGCAGAATACATTAGAGATGGATTAAAGTGGGACGTATGGACTATGCAGTTTGAACGTATATGTAAAGAAGCACGAATAGAAGGATTACATATGATGATGACTATTAATGCATTGTGTCTAGATTCTATAACAGAATTTTTAGATTGGGTTTTAGAAATGAAACGCAAGTATGGTCACAACAAACCAGGCATAAGTGTAAACATATTACGTTTTCCTAGTTTCCAAAGTCCACTTACATTGCCAGATAATTTGCGTAAACTATATCATGACGAATTACAAGCATGGTTAGAAAATGTTAGAAGAAAAGCAGAAGTTGATTCAGAAGGTAGATTGCTATTAGCAGATTGGGAACAAGATCAATTAAGTAGATTAATAGAATACTTAGATGTTGTTAAAACGCCTCATAGAAATACTGCTGACAGAACATTATTAGAACATGATTTTAAAGTATTTTATGAGCAATATGATGCAAGAAGATTTATGAATTTTAAAGAAACATTTCCTAGAATAGCAGACTTTTATGACAATATAAAAGTTATGGAACTAGATCCGAACGAAGAAGTCCAAGCACCTAAAACTGCTGGAGTCAAAGATGGTTTATTTGCAAAACGTGTAGTTTCAGAAGATGGTGAAGTTAAAGTTGTTGAAATGAAAATGCGAGGTCGCAAGACAGGTGAAAGCGATGAATGGTATGATAATCCTTTAGACCCAGAAGCAAGAAAGAATTTACTTAAAAAAATAGGTGGTAGTAGTATAGGTTGGGATACAGAAACAGATGGCCTAGGCGGGGCACAAGATGAATGAAAAATCTAAACGATATACTTTTTATAATTCAAGCAAGAGTTAATAGCGAACGAGCACCTCAAAAAATGATTAGGCCTTTTGCAGGCACAAACTTATTTGATATTGCACTTAAAAAAATTAAGAAATCTAAAATACCCTTAGAACAATTCCGTGCTAGTGTATGCGAACAAGAACTTATAGATATATGCGATAACAATGGTGTAAAGCATTACAAGAGAAGTGTTGAGAGTGCAAACAATGACACAAGTTTGCAGAAGATATACGAATGGCATGATCAATTTCCACAATACAAGTATGCAATACTTATAAATGCTTGTAACTTATTCCTAGAAGTAGAAACAATAGATAATTTTATAGACGAGTATCTTACTAACCCTTATGATGGACAGTTTGCAGTTATACCAAAGAAACAATACTTTTGGGATACCGCAGGAAATTTAATCTCAAAATGGCCAATTGGAAATAACATAATGAATACCAAAGCAGTAGAAACTATCTACGAAGCAGGCCATGTTTTATATGCAGGTAAATTAGATAAAATTAAAAATGGTGTATGGATGGGCAGACCTCCATATAGCAAAAATAATCCTAAACTATTTGAAGTATCTGAGTTTGAATGTTTAGACATAGATTACGAATGGCAGTTTGAATTATACACACACTATTGGACAAAACTTTATGGTTAATATTATAGCAGAGATCGGAATAAATCACAACGGTGATATAGAAAAATGTTTAGAAATGATACAGGCGGCTAAAGATTCCGGCGCCGATTATGTTAAGTTTCAAAAACGTGATCCAGATATTTGTGTGCCTGAACTACAAAAAAATCAATCTAAGTCTACCCCATGGGGAGATATGACATATTTGGAATACAAACATAGAATAGAATTTGGACTTAATGATTATAACATAATTAATAAGTTTTGTCAACACATTGGCATAGGCTGGTTTGTAAGTGTATGGGATATTAATAGTTTAAAATTTATGCATGAAAACTTTAGTAATGAACTTACTAAAATTCCTAGTGCTAAAGCAACAGAATTAGAATTGATTAAAACAGCAAAAGACCTATATAAAAAAGTAATAGTAAGCACAGGAATGACAACACAGACTGAGATTGAAAATATTTGTAATTTATTTAAATCAGCAACGGATAAAAATAAACTAGTATTAATGCATACAGTAAGTTCATATCCTGCAGAATTAGATACATTAAGAATGGATACGATAGATTGGATGCAAAGCAAACATAGTGGTTACAGTTATGGATATAGCAGTCATGAACAGAATGTTATTAGTGCATCAGCAAGTGTTTACAAAGGAATAGATTGGTTAGAACGACACTTCACATTAGATAAGGAGATGTGGGGAACTGATCAAGGTGCTAGTAGTGACCCACAAGACATGTCAGAACTAGTAGGCACAATTAGAATGTTAGAAAAAACATTGGGTGTTAGAGAAGGTGTTTTAGATTGTGAAAAAGAAAATTTGAGGAAAATGAGATGAAACTTGCTATTATAGGAAGTGGTCAATGCAGGAAACTGAAAAGGACTCATCTTAATAAAGCATTTGCAGATGCAAATAAAGATTTTTATTTTCATACATGGGAACATGAGCACAATCCTCATTGGGACAAGTTACAAAAGTTCTTTCCTGATGCTACTATAGAAATAGAAAAGTATGAAGATCATTTTGACAAATATAAGCAATACAGAAATATTACATCTGATAAACTTAGATATGAGTTTGCACAATTTTATACAGTATTAAAAAGTTTTAAATTAGTCGAAGGTGAATACGATTACTATTTTAGAACACGAACAGACATTGGATATCAAAGTGATATACTTAATTTCTTTACAGAGGATCATAAACAGTATAAAGATTTAAGAAGATGGACTTGGCATGCGATTAAACAAACAACAGATCAGGAAACATGGAGACAACTTGTTCCTGATAACTTAGAAAGCCTATTAATAAATCAAGATGAACTTGATAATAGAGTAATGGAACTTAAACCTATAGTATGGTCACCATTAAGAATGGTAGACCCAATGCATGGTGCTTCCTTTGACGACTTTAGTTGGACAATGAATAACAAAGCATTTAGTATTCTAAAAAATCTAGATATAGAATATGTAATAAGAAAAGCAATGGATATTAAAATAGATTCTGAATTTAGTATTCAAAGTCCACTTATATGGTCAAAGATTATGCAAGAAGAAGGTATATACATTATTACCGCACCTATTAGCGGAAATATATCAAGACTTCGAGCAGAAGAACAAGATTTAATTCCTTTTTACGGAGATAAAAATTGAGAGAACGAGATATAGAATTATATGCAAACATTAGCATAGGACACGAAAATGATTTCAGTATCCTTGAAAAAAGGATCATTGCCGCGGCACAATGTAATGCTGATGCTGTAGTGCTGTCTAAGTCTACACCACACCTTGCAATTCAGCCCAATCAACAATATATTAAAATGGATTCTAAATGGGGAACATTGCCTTATTTAGAAGTTGCTAAACGTAGTGAGATAGATGAATTTACATGTCAAAAAATATTAAAATTAGTAGATGAAATAGGCATTCCTTTAAAATGGAGTGTAACTGATGTAGAGTCTGCCCAATGGGTTAAGGACCATACAGGAACAGAAGAAATAAAAATACATTACAATTCCAGAGATGATGAAGGATTAGTAGAGTTTGTTGCAAATAATTTTTTATGGATTACTTATGGTGGCAACGATGAGTTAATAGATAGATTATTAACAATACTAGATAAACCAAAGTATAAAAAGAGAATAAAATTATATCACTCCACTCCTAAATTTCCTCCTCAAATAGAGGAACTTAATTTAGATGTTTTAGAAAAATATAAGAGTAGACCACATGTCGGTGTCGGATATGAAGGAAGATGTGAAGATATATTCCCCGATTGTGCTGTAGTATTTAAAAATATAGACTTTATAGAAAAGTTTCTAGGAGATGACGACTCAGAAGGAGCAGTATTATCACCTAAGAAATTTTACGACTTCTTTATTAACATGAACCAATTAGAGATTGCAAATGGCTAGAATAAAACCTAAATGGGAAAGAGGACAAATGAGCCCCGACTCAGAGAACAAAGTTTTCTGCACGGCTCCTTGGACTCATACCTATATTAGTCCGCAATCAGAACGACGTATGTGTTGTGCTAGTAGAGAAGAACATATGATGCAACGTCAGTATATAGATGCTAGTAATGATAAGAGCACTGGCAAATATAAAGACGTAGGAACAATAGAAGATTATAAACCAATAAGTTTAAAAGAACATTGGAATTCACCTTACATGATGGACATAAGAAAGAAACTTATGGCCGGTGAGGAAATACCACAATGTGCAGTATGTAATGATAGTATTCTAAGCCAAAGCACATACCGTCAATGGTTTACAGGATACTTATTCGAAAATAAAATTGATAAATGTTTTGAGGATACAAATGATGATGGATATACTACTATGGAACCAATTTCTTTTGATTACCGGGTCAGTAACCTGTGTAATTTTAAGTGCCGTATGTGCGGCGAACCTCTCAGCTCAACATGGGAGGCAGAAAAAAGAAAGCATGACCTTTGGACTCCGGAACAACAGCCGTTTATGGTTCCTGAGAACAAGGAGGTCATCGAGACTTTTCAGAAGGAAGTAGTTGAAGAAGAGTTTTGGGAATACATTAAATCAGGAACAGTTGAGGAAATATATTGGGTAGGCGGTGAGCCACTAATGTATGATATACACTGGAAGTCTATGGATAGACTTGCACAAGATAATAATTTACATAAAGTTCATTTAAGATACAATAGTAATCTTAGCAGAGTTAGATTTGGTAAGCATTACCTGTATGATTGGCTACCACAAGCAAAGGACTGGACCATGTGTGCAAGTATAGACGGCACAGGAGATATAGGCGAGTTTATAAGAACAGGGCTCAATTGGGAAGAGTGGGATAAAAACTTTAGAGAAGGTGTAGCATTGCCAGGTGGTAATGACAAAATGTTAATGGATTTAACACTTACAGGTCCCGGTATGTTTGATCTCAAAAACTTTTTTGATTACGCATTAGAACTAGATGTTAAAATAGAAACAAAACGCATGTTCGCTTTCCATCCTGATATTGTAATGAGTGCAATGGCTTGGCCAAGACATATACTTAATAGAATTATAGACGAAAATTTAGAATACATAAAACCAAGAGCAACACAAAAACAGCAAACACTAATTAACGAATTGGAGAATATGAAAATTACTCCTACATTTGAAGAACAATGGCCTGATCAACATGAAGACAGTTTCTTTAATGGTAGAGGCTGGCAGGATAAAATTGCAGAAATAAGACCAAAAGAAAAACTTAGAATACAAGACATCTATGCAAAAGATTCTGAACTATTTGATTGGTGGATGCGAGTAGATAAAAAGCATAATCAAAGATAATGTTAGCAATAAACGACGATAAGAAAATATGTATATTCAGTAAAGGTAAGACTGGAACAACAACTCTACAAAATAGATTAAGCACTGATTGGAAAACAATTGGGGAAGGAGATGTCGATTGGTATGGCATAGGCCCAGAACACTTTAGTGGAATGAGCAGGCAAGAAGATATAGTAGAACACTTGCATAAAGAAAACTATGAAATAATTTTTATAATCAGAGAACCATGGCAGAGATATGTAAGTGGCTTTAAAGAAATACTACAAGATTACATTAGTGGAATTGCTCCTGGAGATGAGTTTTTGCCTTTATGGGAAAAAGTTGTTTATGATCATGATAGACTAGTTGAATACATAGACAGACTATTTTACTTGACACAATTTATTTGTGATGGACAACAACAAGCAACACATAGTTGGGGCAGAGCATTTACATTGCATACCAATTACCATACATGCAATTATATTGACTTTTGCGAACAGTTTAAAAACATATCGTATATAGATAGCAGTAACTTAGATTGGTTCATGTCTGAAGTATTAGAGATAGAACCGGGTAAAAGAGAAAACACGTCACGCAAAAAAGATATAGAATGTGTCGAAAGAGCATTGCTTGAATGTAAGCATTATTACTTAATAGACAAGTTCCTAAGACCAGAGATTGATAGATATGAAAGTATTATGTAATGGGTGCAGTTATACTTGGAAAACTAATGAAAGATTTAGACAAGATAAAATTAGATGGCCCGAAATATTAGCAAACAGATTTCCAGAGCACGAATTTACTAACCTTGCACATCTAGGTGCAGGAAACTTTTATATAAAAGATTCGTCTATAGATTATCTTAAAAATAATGAAGTTGACCATGTATTAATCATGTGGAGTGGCTTTTCAAGATATGACGTAGAAGTATCACAAGAACAATACAACATATTAAACACAGGTAAGAAATACAGATGTAAGTCTTCGCATAACTTATGGGTTTCGTCAGGAGGCAACTCTGGAGCATGGAAGAATTGGCGATATTATGACCCTGCAATTAATGAGATACTTATAGAATTGTTTAAAGGTTACTACGACAATGTCAATTGGCTACAACACTATGCTGAATCATTACAACAAATAATAGACTTGCAACAGTATTGTAAAGCAAATGATATTCCATATACATTTATGAATTATAGGAATCATTTAAATAAGAGTCATGCAGAAGTGCAAAAACAAAAATTTAATATAGATATCACAGAACAATTTTCATTTGGTCTTAATGCAGAACCATATATGTGCGATTTTGAACAATTAGATAGTATTGTAAATCAAATAGACTTCAGCAATTGGTGTTTTATTGATGACAATAAGAACGGCATTTGGGAACTAGCACTTACTTTTCCAGATAGAACTGGCACTTACGATGATGGTGATCACCCAGGAACTAATACTGCAGAACTATTTGTAGACAAATATCTGCTACCTACTTTAAACTGGTAGATAAAACAAACCCGATAAATATAACTGTATTTAATACAACAAACTCAATAGGAGAGAAAAATGGCCTCAATCGGATTCATTGGGGTAGGCAAGTTAGGACAAGCCTGCGCCGAAATGGTTGCTGAGGTCCATGATGTTGTAGGATACGATGTAGAGCCTAGAGAGCCTGAAAACTTTACAATGGTTTCAGATCTTAAGGATGCTGTAATAGGACAAGATATTGTTTTTGTTGCAGTTCAAACTCCACACGATCCTCAATATGATGGCAAAGCACCAACCAGCCATTTACCTAACAAAGACTTTGACTATACATTAGTTAAGAAAGTTCTTTCGCAAGTAAATGAGGTTGCATCAAACGAGCAACTTATCGTCCTTATATCAACCGTGCTCCCGGGCACAACGCGAAGGGAATTTGTTCCTTTAATGACCAATACCAGATTTGTGTATAATCCATACTTAATTGCTATGGGCACAGTCAAGTGGGATATGGTTAATCCAGAAATGGTAATGATTGGCACAGAAGATGGAAGTGAAACAGGTGACGCATTGGAACTTGTAGACTTTTATAAAACAATCATGCAAAACGAACCACGTTACGTTATCGGAACATGGGACGAAACAGAATGTATCAAAGTATTTTATAATACATTTATATCAGCAAAAGTAAGTTTAGTAAACATGATACAAGACGTTGCAGAAAAGTCAGGTAACATAAACGCAGAAGTTGTATGTGATGCACTTGCAAACTCAGACAGACGTATTATGGGACCAGGTTACATGAAACCAGGTATGGGCGATGGTGGTGCATGTCACCCCAGAGATAATATCGCTTTACGTTGGATGGCAGAAGAACTAGACTTAGGATATGACCTATTTGATGCTGTAATGCTTTCGAGAGAAGTTCAAGCAAAAAATATGGCAAATAAGTTAATAGAATATGCAGGTGATCAACACCCAGCATTTGGTTTAATACCAAGCATGCCTATTATAATTGTAGGTAAAGCATATAAACCATTAGTTCCTTATGATGCAGGGTCACCAAGTATGTTAGTAGGTCACTACATAGAAAAAGCAGGTCATGAGTTATATTACTTAGATGAAGTAATGGGAGAAACACCGTTACAGGATGTTTTAGATAATCCTGCGGTATATCTTATAGCACATAACCCAGAAATAACATATGGTAAACAATTAGACTTTGTCAAAGGATGGTATGACGAGCATAGAGTAACTGGCGCCGATGAGGCTTTAACAGTTGCTACTGCTAATGGCACAGAACTTAATTTTGCACAAGGAAGTATTGTATTAGACCCATGGAGAAAGTTACCGCCTATGGAAGGTGTTAGAGTAGTTCATTACGGAAACACTAGAAATGAGGCTTTAAGATAGAGAATGAGCGAACCAAGATATTGTAGTCTGTTATGGAAACATATCAGCAATGAACCTTTAGGTCATGTTAGAACGTGTTGCATAGCACGTGATCGTGTGTATGATACTGACGGCAAAGAAGTTACACTAGGTTCGCACTCTATAAAAGATATATTCCATAGTGAATATTATCAAAATATCAGGCAGGAAATCAGAGATGGTAAACTGCCTGATAATTGTTCTCCTTGCTGGCAAGACGAAGCAAACGGAAATAAAAGCAAAAGAGAACAGTATAATGAATATGCAAAAGCACGTTATGGTCCAATCAATTATGAAAAGGAACCAGACATGCCTGCAGACATACAATTAACTTTGAGCAACACTTGTAACTTAAAATGCAGAAGTTGTAACCCTCATAATAGTAGTAAGTGGGTTAAAGAAGCAAAAGACAGAGGAATGCCATATAACGAAGAAGTTGTTGATATTCCTTTACTAGATTTTGAGAATTCAAAGTTTTGGACTACTATGGATGAATGGTTACCTTCTATTACGCAATTAGAAGTAATGGGCGGTGAACCATTCTATATGAAGGAGTTTAGAACATTTGTAAACACTTTAGTAGAAAAAGGTGTTGCAAAAAATATACACCTTAATACATGCACAAACGGAACATTTGCAAATAAAAAGTTTTTAAAAACTTTAATAGAAAATTTTGCAAGTGTAGGATTTAATGTAAGTATAGACGGTGCTACAAAGGAACGATTTGAATACCTTAGGCACGGAGGTGACTGGGATGAAGTAAGTAAAAACTTAGATTATTTCCATTCACTAAATGAAACACATCAAGCAAGTATAGGTATAAGCCATACTATTACAGCAATGAATGTAATGTATCTTGCAGAGTTTCATAAAATTTTTAGAGAACGTTGGCCTACATTTAAAATTTATCACAACATAGCAAGATTCCCAACTTGGTTTAATCCAAGTGTATTTCCAGAAGATATGAAACCTGCTATTGTGAAACCTTTAAAAGATGCAGAACTAGGAGAAGCATTGCGTAAAGAATTAAATGGTATAATAAAATTTGTATTAACTCCAAGAACAGAAACAGTTAGACCGTATGGAATTGCGGTAACTGATACAGTTGAAAACGAAATTATTCATAGATGGAATTTGTTTAGACAGCAGATTGTAAGTGGCGACTTGTATAGAAAAGAAAACTTTAGACAGGCTTTTCCAGAACTTTGGGAAATTGTAAAAGATGATTTTTTGTATAATAAAGAAATGAAACTTGCAGAGAAAGAGCCGACAACATACGGTTCGTTAGAAAAAGGAAAAGTGATATGAGCAAAACATTTTGTCCTTTACCTTGGATGCACTTGGGAACACACCCTCATGGCGGTGTAACACCTTGTTGCATATCTGATATGACTGCTGGCAAAAATAGAGCAAGAGATTTTACTGAGGATGGCGACCAGTTTTTCAACTTAAATGATCACAGCATAAACAAACATATGAACAGTGATTATTTTAAACAAATTAGATTGGAGATGTTAAATGATGTGGAGCCTAAAGCATGTGAGAGATGCTACCAGGAAGAAAGAAAAGGAATTAAGAGTAAACGAGAACACGAGTCCCAGGTTTATCCGGACTTTGACTCCAGTTACGCATCCCGACTTACAAGTGAGGATGGTAGCATACCTTTGGATCTTCGTTTTGTCGAGTTGCGTCTTGGTAATGTATGTAATGTCCGCTGTCGCACTTGTAATCCAGCAAGTAGTTCAAGGTGGGTTAAAGATTATAAAGAAATTGTTGACTCGTTAGATTTTGTTAATGATGGATACAGTTGGTTAGACCATAAGCACGACTTTCAATGGCCGGAAGATGAAAATTTTTATAACGACTTATTTGAATGTGCCCCTAATATGGAAGTTCTTTATATTAATGGTGGCGAACCTACACTTATAAAAGCACATTGGAAATATTTAGATATGTTAGTTAAGAGTGGCAGAAGTAAAAATATTATACTGTGGTATAATATTAACATGACAAACTTGCCACCAGAAGCAATTCCTATATGGAAAGAATTTAAAGAAGCAAGAGTATGTCCTAGTATAGACTGTTTAGATACTAGAAATCATTTTATTAGATATCCTACAAAATGGCTAGACGTTACTAAGAACTTGGATAGCCTATTAGCAGAAGATACACTTACAATAAGAATTACGCAAACTGTGAGTGCTTATAATTATATTTACTTAGACGAGTTTCTAAATTGGGCACCATGTCCAGTTGACATGAACTTTGTGTATGATCCTGATTACCTATCACCAGCAATCCTGCCTCCCGTCGTTAGACGCCATGTGCATGATAAGTTTAGAACAACAATGGGCAATAAACATGAACTAGGAACATTATTAAGTATGTTTAATAACGATGACTGGGATGAATTAAAATGGGAACAGTTTTGTAGATATAACGATGAACTAGATAAAATTAGAGGGCATGAAAGTGGCTGGAGAGCAGTATTTCCAGAACTAATAATCCTATGTGAGAATAATGGAATTCAGCACAAATATTAAAGATCACGATGATGATGTAATGTGTATCCTGCCATGGATTCATATGCACCCTTGGCCTAATGGTAAAACAATGCTTTGCTGTGACTCACCATGGGAATCACATATAGGTGATCTACGAGAAAATAGTTTACAAGAAGTATGGAACAGCAAAGACATGAAAGAAGTCCGTCTTAATATGTTGCAAGGCAAGAAATGTAAACAATGTGTAAGGTGTTACGAAAAGGAAGAAAAAGGTCACGACAGTTTAAGGGTAAGAAGTAATAGAGACTGGTTAGAACCTCATTGGGATAAAGTAGAGAAAACAAATGCAGATGGTAGTTTAGATGATTTGACTATTGTTTATTTGGATTTTCGTTTTAGCAATGTATGTAATCTACGTTGTAGATATTGTGGTCCCGAACTTAGTAGTAACTGGTTTAAAGATGCTGTGAAGAGCAGTTTTAATATAACACCAACAGAAAAAATTATACAAATTCGCAAAGACGTAGACGGCTTTATGGAAGAATTTGAACCTATGCTAGAACACATAGAACAAATATATTGGGCAGGTGGTGAGCCTATTATGATGGACGAGCATTGGGGTATAATGAACAAGTTAGTAGAAATGGGTAAAACAGATATACGCATTTTTTATAATACAAACTTTACAACATTAAAATATAAGAAGTATGACATATTAGACTTATGGAAAAACTTTAGTCATATAAGTGTAGGTGCAAGTCTAGATGCAGAAGGGGCCAGAGGGGAGTATCAACGTAAAGGAACAGTATGGGCAGATGTTGAAAACAACATACAACGATTAAGAGAAGAATCACCTGAGATAGATTTTTATGTGAGTGCTACTGTTAGTGCCTACAACGCCTGGCACATAACTGACTTTCACAAGAGTTGGGTAGATAAAGGATATATTAAACCAGGTGATTGGTATATGAATGTATTGCTAAACAATCCACGTTTTAGAATGAGTGTATTGCCTGCAGAATTTAAAGAAGAGATAAAATACAAATGGCAAAAACATTTAGCATGGCTTGAACCTAGAGATCATATAGGTAGGGCAACAGAAGGATATAAAAGTTCAATTCAATTTTTAGATGATGATCATACAGAACTGTTTGATGAGTTTAGACGGTTCAATATTGAGTTTGATTATTTACGTGAAGAAAACTTTGCAGATGTTTTTCCGGAGTTAGCAAAACTATGAAAAACTTTTGTGTATTACCATTTGTAAACTTAGAGGCTAGAACTGATGGCACTATTTCTCCTTGTTGTATAATGCAAGACGATGCAGGAGTTACATTAGCAGAAGGTGGAACACTTAGCGAAGTATGGAATAGTGAATGGCTAGAGAATTACAGGCAAGCATTTTTAAGAGACGAAAGACCTGAAGCATGTCGTAATTGCTGGAATGAGGAAGAAGCAGGAATACGAAGTAAAAGGCAAAGAGAAAACGTTTGGTATAGATCCATGTTTGACTTCGAAGACCCAAAAGCAACAGAACAACCTGCATCATTAGATTTAAAACTAGGAAATATTTGCAATAGTAAATGTAGAATTTGCACAACTTTTGCAAGTAGCCAATGGGCAAAAGAAGAAATAAAGATAGACCCTAGTAAGAAAGACAGCATACTTGCATTTAATCATAAGGGGATGTGGCCTAAGCATAACAACGACTTTTGGGAAGATCTTGATACAATGCTACATGCTATTGTTAAATTTGAATTCTTTGGCGGCGAACCTTTACTAATAGAAAGACATTTTGATATACTAGAAAAGTGTATAGAGAAAGGATACGCAAAAAACATTCATTTATCATATAACACAAATGGTAGTGTGTTTCCGGAAGAAAAAGTTCATTTATGGAAACACTTTAAAAAGGTGCAAATATTTTTTAGTATAGATGATGTAGATGAAAGGTTTAATTATATTAGGCATCCTGGAAAGTTTGAAGAAGTATTTGAAAATATAGAAAAGTTTACAAAATTAGAAGGAAACTTAGAGTTTTCAATTTTTCAAACAATAGGTATACTAAATATATGTAACTTAAAAGAATTAACAGAATATGTAGAAGCAAATTTGCCTATGCACATTCACTATAATATGGTGTTTGAACCTAAACACATGTCAGCAAAATGTTTACCTAAGGAAGTAAAGAATAAGATCTTAAACTTCTATAGTGGTAACCAACCTGATTATGTTAAGAGAACATTAGATTATATGAACAATGAACATTATGAATCTGATAAGTTTTATCAGTTTATTCATACAACTAAATTTGGAGATACATATAGAAAGGAAAGTTTTGAAGAAACGTTTCCTACACTATATGAATTTATAAGAGAGTATTGGAATGGAATACAGTAAAACATTTTGTCCGTATCCCTGGATACATGTAATGACCCAACCTACAGGAACATTAAGTTGGTGCTGTGTTGCACGTGATAATTTTAAAAACGATGATGGAAGTATGGTCGACCTCAATAAAGGAGATCGCATAGAATCTGTTTGGAATAACAATCATATGCGTAAAATCCGTAAGCAGATGTTAGATGGCGAAGTGGTAAAAGGTTGCGAACATTGTTATGATTTAGAGGATATGGGATTTCCGAGTTATCGAACAAACTACATCAGAGACTGGTTTGAATACAGTGATCGAGGAGAGGAGATTATTGAAAGGATTGAAAAAAGTAAAAGGAATGGATATAGAGTAGAAGATCCTCCAATGTATTTAGATTTTAGGCTTGGCAATATGTGTAACCTGAAGTGTAGAATGTGCCAACCTCAAAACAGTTCACAGATAAACAAAGAATATGTAAAGATAGAAAATGCTGATGCTGAAGCAGGTCAGTTCATTAGAGATAATTTTACATGGGGCCATTTTGCTGAGAATATAACCAATTGGGAAGATGATCCAGAATTTTTACGACAAGTTGAAGAGTGGTTGCCAGGAGTTAATAAACTTTATTTCACAGGCGGAGAACCTACTATCATAGAACGTGTATACTGGATTATGGAAAAATGTGTGGAAATGGGTATTGCTAAGGACATAGAATTAGTATTTAATAGTAACATGACTAACATACAAAAACGTTTCTTAGATTTAGTAGAGCAGTTCAAAGATGTATTAATGTGTATAAGTGTAGATGCTTATGGACATGAAAATGAATACATTAGAGGAGCAAGTCATTGGAGCAGAGTTGAGAAAAACTTAAGAACATATTGTGCTAGTGATGTTGTTGGAACAGTATTGTTTAGTCCTGTAATACAAATATATAATGTATTAACTATTACAAAACTATTAGACTTTGCAGAAGAACTAGAAGAAGAATATGGTAGAAAAATATTCTTAACATTTCTAATATGCGATTATCCAACAAGTTTAGATTTTAGAAACTGTCCTGAGCAAGTAAGAGAAGTTGCCGCAGGTAGATTAGAGCAATGGCTTAAACGTAGTAAGATACTTGCACATAGGCCTGAGAATAAGCAAAGCATAGAAGCAACAATAAAAGCACTAAAAGAAAATCGTAAAGATAATTGGGAACAGGAACTAGATACTTTTAAGAAATATACTGAGATGTTAGATAAGCAACGCAAAGAGTCAATGAGAGAGGCATTGCCTGAATTATGGAAACTGATGTATGCCTCAAATAGATAAAGTAGCATTTTTTGGCGATAGTTACTGTTTTGATACAGTATCTAGAAAAATATCTAATGGAACTGATACGTTGTTTTACCCACCAACACCTAGTTACATGGATATATTTGCAGAGAAACATAATTTACAAATAGTTCACAACGGAACTCCTGGCCATGGTCCTAATTGGATGATACATGAATTCAGAGAGTGGCTTGCATCAAACAGCCAAGAGTATATAAATGAAACACATTTTGTATTTTGTTGGAGTGATGAAACAAGACAAATAGTTAGATCTACAGGAGTTATATCTAACAAATCAAGACCTGAGTTCGAAGACCGCCTACATCCAGGTGAAATGTCACTACCAGGACCGGATACTCCGCTATTAAAGGATGAAAAAAGATTTGACCAGAGAGTAAGACAAGCAATTGAACTTTACTGGCTTTATTTAAAACCATGGGGTCAAACAACAGGAGAGGCTCAAAGACAACTTACAACTATTAAAGATGCATGGGCCTTTTATATAAAACGGCATAATATAACAAGTTATCAAAGTTACCATTGTTTTTATCATACAGCAGAATACGAAGATGAATGTTATTCGTTTGAGTATGATAATAAAAGATATAAATGCTTACAGCATTTTGCACATAGCATGGATGATTATGTTATAGGTGAAAACAGAGAACTACCTCCTGAATATCATGATCATTATAATCATTTCTCTCCTAAAGGCCAATTCAAAATGGCTGATGTGTTAGATGGGAAGTTTGGAGAAATACATGGGTAAGTTGTTAGCAAATGGTTGTAGCCATATGGCAGGTTCTGAAAGCACTACATCTGTAGCAGACCTTTTTGCAAAACACTTAGATATAGATTGTGTAAATTTATCACATCCTGGTGGTAGTAATCATAGAATATTAAGATCAACAATAGAATACATAGAAGAAAATGGCAAGCCAGATTTTGTTTTAATTGGCTGGACAACTCAAGAACGATTTGAATTTACTTGGAAAGGTGAACGTGCTGACTACACATTAGATAAACATTCTGATGATACTGATTTAGAAAAATTTTATAGATACTTAGATTTAAATGTATGTGATTTTGAAATAGGTAAAGAAAATACAATTTTATATATATTTTTATTACAGCAATATTTAGAAAATAACAAAATAGATTATATGTTTTGTAATATGTATAATGCAATTCCTGAAGGATACCAGTCTAATATATGGAATCTTATAAATTTGGATAAGTATTATTTACATCATACATCATTAATCGAAGACGCAATGAAGGAATACCCTGAAGGCTGGAGTGAAACGCAACATGCAGTAGATCCAGCAATACATCAATCAATGTGTGATAAATTAATAGAATTTGTAAGGAGACCAAATGTCTGAAGATAAAAACTATAAAAACAAGCAACAAGATTTAACAGAATTAAACGGTGAGGGTAACAGAGACCGAGGCAGTGACGGTGAGGATCTACGTTTAACTCAAGAAGAAGAAGAAAAGTTAAAAGCAAAGATTAAAGAATTAAGGAAAAAGGATCCCTTTATATATAGATGAGTAAGATTTTAGGTATAAGTTCTGGATTCCACGATGCGGCAGTTACTCTTCTAGATGACGATGAGATTGTCTTTGCAGGTCACTCTGAAAGATATAGCAAGGAAAAAAACGATCCTTTTTTAAATAAAGAATTAATTAATGCTGTTCTAGAACATGGTGTTCCAGACCAAATAGTATTCCATGAAAAGGATTGGGCAAAACGTCTAAGAAATATTTATGGGAGAAACTGGAGTGCATTATCAGAACCGTCACAACGTAAATGGGTAAAACAGTTTTATCCAGAACTTAAAAAAATACCAACAAAAGAATATTGGCATCATGAAACACATGCGGCCGCTGGTGTATTAACTAGTGGATTTGACGAATGTGCTGTAATGGTAATAGACGCAATAGGAGAATTTGATACAGCAACCATCTGGCACTGGAAAAAAGGCGAGTTAAAAAAGTTGCATAGTGTATGGTTCCCTAGCAGTTTAGGATTATTTTATAGTGCAGTAACACATCGAGTTGGACTTAAACCTATGGAAGATGAATACATTCTAATGGGCATGGCCGCTTATGGTGATCCAGTAGAAGGTAAAAGACTAAGTAGGCAAATGGGCAAAGATTTTTTCTTTTTTCATCATGCATGGATATCTAATAGACAGAGCATTAGAGGAAGTGGTAATTTACAACGTGGCATAGATCCAAATTTATATAAAGAGTATGATGACTTTACTATTGCATACGCGGCACAACATCAAATTGAAAAGAGAATATTATCGTTTGCCGAGTATGCTAGAGATATTACAGGAAGTGAGAATATTGTATGTATGGGTGGTGTTGCTCTTAATTGTGTTGCTAATAGTAGATTATTTGAATTAGGATACAAAAATATACACATTATGCCTAACCCAGGTGATGCTGGAAGTAGTCTAGGTGCCGCGGCACTACATCTATATAATACAACAGGCAAGAAAGTTAATTGGAATGGACCTTATTTAGGCCACAACATAGAAGGTCCATATCCAGTAAAGAAAGCATTAGCAAGTTTGAAGAAAGGGGAACTATTTGGAATAGCAAATGGCAGAGCGGAGTTTGGACCAAGGGCATTAGGCAACAGATCACTTGTTGCTGATCCTAGAGGACCAAGAGTTAAAGACAAAATGAACACGATTAAGAATCGTCAAAAGTTTAGACCATTTGCACCAATGATACTAGAGAAGTATGTCCATGAATATTTTGACATGCCGGGAGGAATAACCAATGCACCATATATGCAATTCGTTGCAAAGTGCAAAAAACCAGAGGAGTTTCCTGCAATTATACATGAGGATGGAACAAGTAGAGTTCAAACTGTTAACCAAAAACAGCACCCAGGATTGTATAAGTTGCTCAGTGAATACAACAAAGTAACAGGCTGTCCCATGCTAGTAAACACAAGTCTCAATATTAAAGGCCAACCAATAGTCAATGATATAGCAGACGCACAGGCATTCGAGAAGCACTACGGCGTAAAAGTTCACACAAACGATTAATATGTTTGATGTATTTTACATTGGCAGTAACACTAGCCTAAAAGAAGTATTACCATTTGCAAAGCAAGTTGAATCTGCTGACACAATCTTGCCTAAAACTAAAATGTATTGGTTAGTAGAGCCTAACATTGAAGTTACAGATTATGATGTGTTTAATTATAGACCTGATATGTATGATACAAAATACGAACATGTATGGAAGTGGGATTCAAACAACTATGGTGGAATAAGATTAATACCAAAAAGAACAAACGATGGTATTAAACAGATAAACAAGATTGTTTGTAAAAAAAGTTTTGATATACTTAATACTAAAACACCAGCAAAGTATTTCGATAACAATCCGTATGCTAGCCATGTTTGGTGTGTGGATAAGGATTACAAATTAGACCCAGACATCAATTGGGCACCAGGAAACTTTGAGCCTACGTTTATACATAGTTTTCATTTAAAAGGTCAACTAGAACACAAGTATCCAGAGAAGGAAGGAGGTATTAAACTGTTTCCTAAAGACTGGAAAAATGCCGAAACAAAATATCATAACTTCTTAGATGCAAATGTTACATATCCTATACTTTATGTTAAAGATGTAAACGATATGCAACAAAGAGATATATTCGATGATGAGTATGTATGGTTAATAGATCAAGAACATAAAATAAATGCCAAGACTGTTGACTGGATACCTAATCCTTTTGAAGGAGGTATGATACATGTTTTTAGAATGCCTTATCAACTAACAGAAAAGTATCCTATGGCAATGGGCGGAGTAAGACTTGTTCCTAAAGATTGGAAAAAAGCAGAAATAAAAATACATCCTGCATGTCCTGTTGAAGATGAAAACTATGATGTATTCTATGTAGACGAAGATGAGTTTACATCAGATGTCTATAGTGATTATGCTGAACGTAGTAAAACAGATTGGTATTGGATAGTAGATAGAGAGTTTGACTTTAATGGTAAACTATTATATGTTCCTGAGGAACATGAACGTAACTACATTCATGTATTTAAAATACCTGGCCATTTAGAAGAACGATATCCTAAAGACTTTATTGACCCATGGGATACTCGTTGTGGTGGTGTTAGGCTAGTCCATAAAGATTTTGATATTACTAAACACAAATACCAGCAAGGAATATGTCCTGTTAGATTTGATATTTTTTATTCTAATAATATAAATGACTATGATTCATTTGCAAGAAAAAGTAGAACTAAAATGTTTTGGCTCATAGATGAAGAACATGAATTAAACAATGTATTTGATTACGTTCCTCACAAATATGATCAAAAAACAATTCACATATTTAAAATACCAAATCAATTAAGTCACAAGTATCCGAGAAGTATTACAAACGTAAGTGATAATAGATGTGGTGGTGTAAAACTTGTTCCACTTAAACATGATGAAACAAAGTATATTACAGACTCGCCTACAAGTTCAAAACAATACCCAATAGTGTATGTAGAAGATGTAGATGACTACAGTATAGTTACACAAGACTGTTGGATAATAGATAAAGAATATCAATTTGACGAAGAAGTAGATTGGGTTCCACCTGATTTTCAAAGAGATATGATACACACTTTTCATTTAGGAGATCAACTTAAACATAAGTATCCAGATGAAATGGGTGGAATAAGATGGATACCAAAAGAATACAGTAACGCAGGAATAGTAATACATCAAATTGCTCCATTTACAGATGTAGAGTTTGAGAAGTTTACTAGCGAAGAAGAGGGCAGGTTAAAGAGTCGGAATAATTGGTTTTGGGTAATAGATGAAGATGTTACAGTTTTAGATAATTTTGATTTTGACTTTATACCAGAGGTTTGGGACGAAGGCAAAACACATGTTTGGCAAAAACTTAACCCAATTACACAAAAACAATATGATTATTCAGGTATTAAACTATGTCCTAAAGTAGCACAAACAACAGGTAGACCTAAGTATATACGAGAACCTGCATGTGTGCAAATACCATATCCGGTGTATCACTTACAGCCAGATGACTACAAAGACGGCTTAAACGACGTCTATGTGCGTCTAGCAAGCCAGTCTAAGGCTGATATGCTATGGATTGTTGATGCATATACGCAATTACATGAGGATTTCAACTTTAACTACTACCCTACACAATGGGATAAAAAGAATGTCCATGTGTTTGCAGACGAAGACGGCGAATATAAAAATGTTAGATTAATACCAAAGTCAGCACTAGATAAAGAGTATACTGATAAAGAAATAGCAAATAATAGTTTTGATAACCTTAAACTTATAAATACTATAGCAAGCCTTAAGCCTAAATGGCCAGTTATTCATTTGCAAAGTTTAGAAAGAGACGAGTTTGTAAACGCAATAAAGGACATAGAAACGCCCTTTGTTTGGACTACAGACCCAGATATCAAAGTGAATCAAAAGGTGCTTGATAGCGGATTTATGCCTGACATAATGGATGTTGGTAAAATTCACACTTGGCAGAAAACAAACCCTAAAACAAACAAAGTTCATGCTTATGGTGGACTTAGACTTTGGCCTACAGATGCAGATTATACTAATTTAACATCGGACATACTAAAACAGAATAAATTTAGAAATCTAAAATATGTTAAACAAGAAGGTTCAACATCAATTCCAAATGAAATATTTGTATTAAGTTATAAAGAAGATCTACGTAGAGTAGAAGAACACATAAACATATTAGAGCAAAAAGGTTTAGAAGTAAAACATGTAAGAGGAGTTAAGGGCATATTTGAGGCTCACAAAGCATGTGCAGAACAATGTGATACTAAAATGTTTTGGGTAGTTGATGCTGATGCAGAGGTTACAGAAAGTTTTAACTTTGATTATATACCTGATGTATATGATGAAGAAGTTGTCCACGTATGGGCAAGTAAGAATCCTATAAATGGATTGGAATATGGTTATGGAGGAGTCAAACTGTTTCCAACAGAAATGGTTAAAGACGCAAACACTTGGGGGATAGATTTCACAACTGGCCTTAGTAATAGATTTAAGTCTATGCCAGAGGTTAGTTGTGTTACTAAATTTAATACCGATGCATTTAGCACTTGGAGGAGTGCGTTCAGAGAGTGTGTGAAACTAACACTTAATGATGATGCAGAAAGTCAAGGTCGATTAGACACTTGGCTTAACACTAGGGGCGAAGAGGACTTTACTGCTGATGCAGTAAGAGGAGCACTAGAGGGGAACCAATTTGCACTTGCAAATAAAGATAACTTAGAACAGTTAAGTAAAATTAACGATTACACATGGCTTGAAGAACAATGGAACGAATAAAATTAGATACTTGGGATGATGTAGAAAACTACATAGACAATGGGTTTATGAAGATTGCGCCTAGTTACTTTGAACGGGCAATCATGGATAGTAGATATCCACGTGATGCTTTTAGTAAAGGCCAATTAGCAAGTAAAAGTTGGCTGTTAGATAAGTTATATCATTATACTATTAAAACTAATTCTACAGCAGTATTGTTAGGTTGTTGGATAGGAAGTTTAGTTGAACCATTATTAAAAAGTATTCCGATAGAACGTATATACGGAATAGATATAGATGCTAATAGTATAGAACTAGCAGAAAAGTTTAATCAAAAACATGTAGCCAACAATTGGAAGTTTAAAGGTGTTGTAGCAGATGCAACTTTATTAGATACTAACCATATGGAGTTTGAAACAAGCGGCGAACTTATAGCAGTATCGCCAGGTATGGTAATAAACACTAGTTGTGAACACATGGGAACTGAATGGTTTGAGTCTGCAGGTAGCGAACAGTTAATTGTTATGCAAACAAATAATAAAGAAGAGTTTGACGGGCACATAAATGTATGTTATACTGTAGAAGAGATGCAGGAAAAATATCCTTTAAGTAAAATTCTTTACATTGGATCATTAGAGACTCCTGCTTATACACGATATATGCAAATAGGTTATAAGTAATGAAAACTAAAGTAATAAATTTTTATGGTGGGCCAGGCTCTGGTAAGAGCACTAAAGCCGCAGGATTATATTACAAAATGAACATGGCAGGTTATAGTGTTGAACTCGTTAATGAGTTTGCTAAAGAATGTGTTTGGGAAGACAATGTTCCTATGCTAAAAGATCAGTTATACATGTTAGCACATCAGCATAGAAAGATACTTAGGTTAGTTAATAAAGTTGATTATGTGATCACAGACTCACCTGTATTGCTTAGTGGTATCTATAGAGAACTGTATGACGGAGCATTATATAGTGATTTGATAGATCAACTTGCTTTAGAGTGTTACAATAAATACAACAACATCAACTTTATGCTAGATAGGCCTAAATTTTTTAAACAAGTTGGCAGGGCACAAGATAAAGAAGGTAGTATAAATATTGACTATGCTATACTGGAACAGTTTCATACACTAAACATTCCGTTCTTTTATCTTAAAGACCTTACTGATAATGCTGTTGATGTAGCATTTGAATATGTTCAAAGCAGGGCAAGGAGAGGAAAATGATTGTATGTGTTTGCAAAAATATAAATGAAACTGATTTAAAGCAGTTACTAAAAGAGAATACAATAGAGCATCTTATGAATACAGTAGGTATCTGCAGGCAATGTGGAACTTGTAAAGAAACAGTTAAAAGACTTTTATTGGAGAATGCAGTTGAAAGTTGCAATATGCGGATGTAGTTGGAGCAGTAGAGATGAGACTGTGCCAGACACAGAGTTCGGCTCTATAGTTGCAGAATATTTAACCAGAGAGTATGAAGAATCGTTTTATTTAAATCTTGCTACTGTTGGTGCCAGCAACTTTGTTATAAGAAATCAAATTGACTTTGCTATCAAAAATGAGGCTGATTTAGTAATTGTAAATTGGACTACTCCTACAAGAATAGAATGGCATCATAACAAAACTAACTCATTTAATCCTACACAAACTATTGAAAATTTTGATTACACTATTAATCCACACGAAGAAGTTAATAAGAAACATGTAGTAGATTGCAATCCTCCATTGGCATTTAATAGCATAACAACTATGTTAGATGAAGAATCATACGAGCATTTCAAAACTTCGACTATGGGCGAACAAGGGTTGCCTATCACAGAAGAAATGTTTAATAGTTTTAAAAAATATTATTTGTATTGGTATGATAGCAAATTAGAATTAGCAAAACAAATACACTTATTAAAAAGTGCTGTATTTGATTTAATTACAACTGATACGCCTTTTTTAATGAGCCCTAATACATTATTCTTTTTGCAAGATGTTAACGAAAATGCTTACTATTGGGAGAGACTTGTAGAATTTATACCAGGCGTAAATACTATTAAAGGTGTGGCCAGTATGTTAAGAGAGCATGATGAAGAAATGAAAGGCTGGAAAGACTATAGTAGGAATCCAGGTGCACAACTAACATATCACATATCCCCTCAAGCACAGAAGCACTACTTTAATACTGTATTAAAGCCTAAGGTAGATAACTTACTTTCTAGATTGTAATGTTCTTTTATCTGTCTAAGATGATTATAATTGTGTTCTAACACAGATTGCACTTTATAAAAAATACTTATATGATCTGCTTCTATATAATCTATTAAGTCGCAAACCATACCAGCACGTTTATCGGTATTTAATTCTCTATCATAATCTTCAGGCCAAAACTCTTCGAATGTTTTAAAGCCTAATTCTCTTAGATGTTTTAAAGTGAAGGGTTGCCCAACTAGTAAAAATGGTGTTTTGCTATTAATACAATTATATGTTTTTTCAGTTATAAACAAATAGTTAGGATCATACCATGTAGATGTTTCGTTAATTATATGAAAGTATGCTTTTTGATACAGAGATACTGGTGTTTTCATTCCTGTGCCTATAGGAGTAAATTCTGCATCGACTGTTTTAGGCAACATTTTAAAAAGATGCTTGTATTGACTAAGTCTTGTTAGTTCATATCCTTGTGGCATGTTGCAACTCCATACAGAGTCTTTACTATGTATATGATCTATTATTTTAAGCCTAGATCCACTAGGTCTGCGATTGAAACTACTGAATACTGCATCTCTTGTATCTTTTTTTGCAACAGGGTCGTTATAGTCTAATGCAAATTGAGGAATATAAATACAATTATTAGGAAAATTTATTTCGTTAAATGGATTATTATCTAGCAATACATATTCATCTAAGTTGTATTTAGACAGCAACTTATTAATCATTTCATGTTCCTTTCTGAATGATAAGCAAGTTTCGTATGGGTCATATTCTATATTCTTTTTATACATACTATTATCATATAGCATTGCTTCTGCTGGATAGTGTATAGCCAACTTAGCCTTTCTGCTCTTAAGATCGTTTTGTATATGATCTAAGTTAGGGGTTTGGATCCATGGAAGTTTAACTACTATATAATATTTGTTACCTATAAAAATTTTTTCCATACTGTTATTTAACTAAATACTATTATGAAATTTGTCGTATGTGGTTGTAGTTGGAGCAGTAGAGACCCTAGTTTTCCTAAAACAGAACATGGTCATTTTATTGCTGAGCATTTTGGATGGGAGTATCACAACATTGCTAGAGTAGGCTGTGATAACTTTGGTATACGATTACAGATAGATTATGCTGTAGACGTGCTTAAAGCAGATATAATACTTGTAAATTGGACCACTGCTTGTAGAGTAGTCTGGAACCATAAAGGTAAAAGATATTATCCTACACATGGTTTAAAACAATTAGATTATGATGTAGATGACTTCTTTGATAATGAACGTTGCCACCCTGCAAAAGACGATCCAGATTTTGATCCCACAATTATTTCACAAAGCATTACAGGTCTTGTTTCATTTGGTAACTTAATGGGAACTTATGAAGAAGCAATAGAAGAATGGTCTTGGTTGCCTCATCATATGAGTGAAAAACAATTCTATGCATTTAGAGATTACTATATTCATTTATATGATGATAACTTAGAAGCACACAAACAGTATTACCTTATAGAAAGTGCTGTATCTAAACTACAAAAGTCTGGAACTAAGTTTATTATGTCTCCCAATACATTTAATTTTGCTCAGGCTCATGCAATGAAAGAAGGCCACAGTATCGATGACCATGAATTAATACACAGGGCACCATATGATGAAATGTATAATGAGTGGAACATAATTCCAAAAGAAAATATAATTGTTCAGCCTGATGATAAAACTATATCAGATGCACTACAATGGGACTTTGAAATAATGGAAGATCCTATAAACTATCCTACGCATGATCATTGTCATCACCTAAGTGCTGAATCCCAAGAAAGATGGGCAAACGAATTTGCTATTCCAAAACTTAAAGGTTTATTATAAAACCTAATTCACTGGTTACACGATCTTCTGTATCAGTTTTTAATTTAAAGTAAATATTATTCCACTTATGTGTAAGCATAAGTTTGCCTACTGTTAAATCGCTATTAAAATTATATTTAAGACCATTACCAAATTTCACTTTTGTGTCTTCTAATGTAGTATGGTAGTCTACTCCTGCAGTTAAGAGTGATAGTCCAAATTTACTCTGTATAGTATATGTTAAATCAGCAAATATGTTTGCATCTAACATAGTAAATCCATCTACTTTTACATTAAACGAACTGTCTTTCTCTGTAAATCCGTTTACTCTTGAATATGACATACCATATCCTATTGAAGTTAAAAGGTTTGGAGTTAATATTTTATTGTATTCTACAAATGAATTAATAGATTCGACCTTGATATCTGCGGTGCCTGTGCCATACCAAACAGTATCGTTTTGTGCTTTTATGGTTCTATTGGCGTAGTAATATCCGAAGTGAAGGGTGTCTGTAGTAGTATCCCAACCAACTAAACCACCTTCTATATCGCCGTTAAAGTCAGCAATAAAGAAGTTTCCGTAACTAGCACCCAACATTTCAGCACCTTCTACACGGTTATATAGCAAATTATTCCTTCTTACACTTACTCTAAGGTCGTCTAACAGGCTTTTAGATTCAAATATGGTGTTGACATACCCTGAAGGTTTAGTAGTTATATCGGTCATCATTTGCATTAGAGGTGGGTCTAATACTTGAAAGAATGTTGATGTTTGCGAGTCTGCTGTTCGCTCATCAGTATATCCAATAAAGTCATACTGCCATTTGCCGTCTATCTCAATAGGGTAATATCTACATCCACCACATTCACCTTGATTAGGAAAGTTGTCATAGAGTTCAAATGAGCCGCCATTGTTGATTAATACATAAGTGCCATTGACACTATCAACTATATCTAAGTCACCATCGTTATCAAAGTCTAATACATGTAATGAGCCTTCACCATTCCACCAATTACCAGTGCCGTCTTTATATTTTGTAATAGAACCGTATTGCTCTGATACATCTGTAAATGTGCCGTCTCCGTTATTTAGAAATAATTGAATAACTCTACCATCATAGTATGGGTCTACTTTAGTAGATGCTAGGATAATATCTAAATAACCATCATTGTTGATATCTAATGTTTCCATATCATTAGCAATACCATTTGCTCCGTAGTAATTATCAGGTAATTCTGACCAAAGTTTAGACCAGTCCATGTTACCATCATTCCAAAATACTGCACCAGCACTAAACTCGTATGTATCTCCAAAGCCATATATTCTTGCTTCAGTTGGATTTGCCCAGCCTACACTAACGTCAACATAACCATCATTATCAAAGTCGCCTATAGCGGCTGTAGTATTCCATAGTATGTGATCCGCACCAATTTCATATGGAGCAGGCATCTTATAAAAGTTCCAATTAGTATCTGTAAAGTTACCTGTGCCGTTGTTAAGAATAACACCCATGCCAACAGGAGTATTTGAGTCATTGTGGCTCCAGTTACCAAATATATCTAAGTCCCCATCGTTGTCTATGTCACCAGCAACGATATCATGACTATATGCTCCGTTTTGACTATTAGGGTTACTGTCTATAGCAAACATCCAATCTGGTAAGTTAGAAATGCCTTTGTTTTCTATAGAACCGTTATTACTTAAATGTAAAATACTAGGTTTCATAAAGTCATCTATACCATCACCATTAAAGTCAGCGACTAAACTTCTTTGTAAATGTCTAACATATCCACATTCATGCTGTGGATCTGATTTGTAATCAAGATCACCGTAATTAATACATGGACTAGAGCCACCTGCAAATAGTTCCGGACTATAAACAAAGTGCCCATTACCATCATTTAAGAAAACATGTAAATATGAACGAGGCATATCATCTCTGTCTCCTTCAAAAAATCCTTCATAGTAGAAGTCTTGGTGGCCATCTCCGTTCAAGTCCGCTCTATGGATAACACCAGCATTCAGGAAAGGTCCTGCGTCTTGTGTTTCTTGCGGATTTCTACTTGTCCCGTCATGCCTACCCTGTGTGGTAATTTGAAAGAATCCGTAATCTGCTATCTTATACTTGTCTGTTTTTGGAAAGTTGCTGTCATCTAGATAACTACCACTACCATAACTTACATTAATATCTCCATGGATAGTATTATAAGTGTAGTCAAACTTGTCTATTGTTTGATATGGCTGTGTTGGTGTAGTTGAGCCACCGCCACTAGGTGGAGGAGTAATAGGAGCACTTACACCAGCACTCCCACCGCCACTAGCACAACCAACTACAGCAAAAATTACTGCACCGATTAAAATGATATCAACTATTTTCTTTGACATGTTTGCAATTCCCTCTAAAAGTATAACCTGGGCAACTACATTTGCCATCTTGGATAGTGTATGTTTTTCCGTTACTGCCTTGCACAGTGATAACGTCACTATCAAACGTTTCAGGACGTTCGCCAATTTTCTTAAACTTACGTCTACTCTTAGAGAATTGTTTTATTGGATTTTTGAATACTTTATCATTGTGCTGAACAAGTTGTCCTGCACTATTAACATGATAAACACCATTTGCAACTGGGTATTTGCCCCAATCAGTGACTTCTTGTAATATCTCAATCATT